AGGCTGTGCATAATAATCAAATGGTTTAATTCTCCATATAATATTGCCTATAAAAGAAGGTAATCCTATTATGATAAGGTACAGCCAGCCTAAGTATAAGCTTTGCTTCTGGTGTCCTTTTTCATGTTTAAGAGCAACATCATAGAAAAACTGTCCAAAGATAATGTAGTTTCCAAGAGAAACGCCAAACCTATATTTTTCTGTAAACCAAACATCATAGCTTTTCTTATGCTTTGCTCTAGTAAATAATATTACCAAAAGACCAATAATGTTCTGCGGTAATTGCCATATCCATAAAAGTACAGCCATATCAATACCTCATACTGTTTTCAGATTTATCTGTAGGATAGAACAAAGAAAAAGCTCCACAATTACAGTAAAATCTTTTTTCAAACTTATCTTCAAGTATCTGCTCCAGCTTTGCATATACAGACCTAAAGTTAGTCTTTTCGTACTGCACAGTATCTCTTAAACTTTCTAAATCGTTTGAGAAATATCCGTATGTTCCTAAGTTACATTCACCTGCGTTAAGTGTTGTGTGTACATTCTTAATATCAAACATTTAATTCTACCACTCCTTTTAGCAGGCTGATTGTACTCTGCCGTCTTTAATAAGTTTTTCACATATTGCTACAGCTTTCTTAAGCTCTGGAGAAGTCTTATCCCATGCTTCTTTATCATTCTCCCTTATTTCAACCCAGTCCTTTATTTCTTTTGTTGAAGCCCAGTTATCACCAAGCTCTATTTCTGCTTCTAGTGGAACCCGCAAGTTAGGCATTGATGTACGCATTATTTCAGCCATACGATACAGAGCAAGCATTTTCTCTTCTGTAGGTTCAAGATAAGGCATATTAAGCTCATCATGAACAGTGTTGGCTACTTTAAGCTCTTCCCATATTCCTTCCTTATAAGCCTGAATAATTGAAGCTTTAAGGCACTCAGCTCCACTTCCTTGTGTGTATCTGTTAAGCATTGTATAGCTTTTCTTTTTATCAATCAAGCGAGCATGGCTTCCGTATACTGTCTTAATGTACCCTCTTTCTTTTGCTACGTCACCTACAAGAGCAAGGGTAGGAGCAACAAACGGCATATGTCTATGGTAAGCTTCAGCAATCTCTTCTGCTTTTTCCATTGTCCAGCCAAAGTTCTCAGCCATAGAAGGTAAACCCATACCAAAACTTACACCAAAACTCATATTTTTAGCGTACTTTCTGGAAAGTCCAGTAAGGTCTACAACATACTGATGGAAGTCCATGTGCGGATTTTCCGCATACTGTCTTCTTACTTCTTCTCCTGATTTACCACAAGCAATATTACAGATAAGTCGATACTCAATCTGTCCGTAGTCAATCTTTCCAAAAACACAGCCTTTACTTGCTGTAAACAGAGCACGTGTCAGTTTTGGGAAACTGTACTCTATTTCATTTCCAAAAGCGTCATGGAGCTTAAAACCTCCCTTTGACGGAACTTGCTGACCGTTTGGCATAACAGAAGAATATCTGAAAGATGTTGTATCTGTAATCTTAAACTGAGGTTTGATTACAGTTTCTCCCTTAAAGTTTTTGCACAGAAAACGGTCGTACTTCTCTCCCAGAATCTTTGACTTAATGCCAGTAGCAAGCTTCCAGTTCGCTATAAGGTCTACTTCTGGGTAAGCTTCTCTCTTTGATTCAAAGTATTTTTTATCAACATTCGGAGAAGCATTAAACATAAATCCTTCTTCACGAAGCAAGTCACAAGTCCTGTCTGCCATTTCTTTTGGAACAAATGCAACTGGCTTCCCTTTCATAAGACGGAACTGAGAAACAATCTGCTTTGCTTTCGTATAAGCTCTGTCTGTATCGTCTCCATTCTTAAACTTTTCACCGTTGTATCCAGTAAGCGTAATCTTGTATTTATACGGAATGTTACGCTGGTCAAGGAATGAAGCTATGTCTCTTGAAGCTGTTACACGGAACTTTGGAAGATTGTATTTCTCTACAAACTCTTTATGAAGCTTTTCAATGGCTTCTGAAAGAATCGCAAGGTTCTTTTTCTTCTGCTCAACGTCAATAGGCATACCGGTCATAGTCATTTGAAGAGTAGGCAAAATGCAATCAAACTCCATTTTTGCTCTCTTACAAAGGTCTTGCTGTTTCAAAAGCGTAAGCTGTTTTCTCCATACTTTTACTGGTAGTTTACCGTCTCCTGATACGTACTCAACAAGCATATCCCATGGAGCGTCTTTAAGGTACTGACGGAAGTCTCCTTTTTTTGATACATTTTCATGCACCCAGTCCTCAACCCTGTCTTTTGTCTTACCGTATTTAAGATACTTCCAGCTCACAGAGTCAAGAGAATGTATACCAAACTCATCAAGGATAGCTTCTGCCTGAAGTACATCAATGAATGAGCACTTTACATCATATGTAGACATTTCATATTCATACAGAAGCCAGCCAATATCGTACATGAGGTTCGCTCCAACAATACATACATCTGGATTCTTTAAGAGAGAAATGATTTCCTCATTCTGAGACTTTCTTGTTTGCTCAGTATAAGGACAATTATTGTTATGAAGTCCAGCAATTACCTTTAGCTCCTCACCTATAAGTACCTCTTCCTGTATTTCTTCTTTGCCAATACGGTCTCCGTTTGCGTTCACTACATCTATAAGTATGTGCTTAGTTTCGTAGTGCCCTTCATAGTACAAAGCTGTGTTAAGAATATAACCCTGACCGTATTTCCAGCTGTATCCAGCAGTTTTCAAAAGCGGGTCATGCACTTCACAATCAAGTCCTATTACACGTTTACTCATTTATTCAATTCCTCATATTCTTCTTTAAGAGTTATTAAGAAGGTCTCCAGACCTTCTAGGGTAAGGTATTCATTAGTACACTGATTGATTCTTCCTAAGTGTTTATACCAAGCTATTGCAACATCAAATTGCTTTGAATAGATGTACCAAGTGTCTTCGTCATACCATAGAATGAATGACTTATACTTCTTATTATCAAATAAGTCATACTCTACCCATTCAGCCCCGAAAACCTTTTCAAACATATTGCAGAATAAGTCTCGTTCAAAATGGTATTGTGGAGCGTTATCTATTTGCTCTTCTACCTTTTTAATGACTTCCTCTCTTGTCATATCTCCTCCTTTCCTTCATTTCTTATCATACTACACTTAGTTTAATATGTCAACAAAAATAATTACCATTCAAGATTAAACTGTTCTTTTAAGTCCTCCTAAAAGATAAGATATAACGTCTACTGTCCAACCGTTTCTTATTTTACTTCTAAGCTTAAAATAATTTAGTCCTAATTCTTTAGCCATTGTGCTTACTCCGCCATTCATAGTATTTTCCGTTCCTGAGTGTATACAATCCTTCTGTTGCAACCTCAGCTTGTGTTCTGTCTGACTTCTGCATAACCTTTCGCTCTTTGCTCCCCTGATAAATCATTTTGTTTCCCCCTGATAAATGATTGTTTTTCCTGACATCTTAGCGTAGGCTATCTCTGCTTGTGCTCCAATACTATTGTCTGCATTGTTGAGTACGAACAAAATATCACAAGTCTCTACAAAAGCTATACTGATTGGAGCGTATTTTCTGTAAGGAAGATTGTCAGGAAGACAACAAGGATTTATGATTTTGTCATATCCTTTAAGTCTCAAATCTTCTTCTGCTTTCTTAAACTTGCCAAAGTAATCTTTGTCAAGAGAAATTGCTCCAATAATATAAATTACTGAATCTTTATCTGTCATATCTGCACCAATTACACGTTTCATATATCTAATTTCTCCATAATAATTTGTTTAGGAAGAAAGTTATAACAAAAATAACTACTTGAAAATGTTATCTTGTTATCAATCTTTCCATTATTCAGAAATTTCATTCTCTGCCCAAACATAAGCAGTTGCAAGTCTTTATCTTTGAATAGTATTTTTGGAGCAGAGTCGTTTAACCAAGTGTTTGACATAATCAATGCAAAAGGTTTCCCGAACGACAATGCTCTTTCAAAGATATTTCTCTTTGCAGTAAATGGCGGATTACTAACGATACAATCCCAATGTTCTTTAGGCTCGTATTTGTAAAAATCCCCACCATCAGATATATGACTTCTTATAACCTTATTGGTTTTTCTGATTTGTTTTACAAACTCAGAATATTCTTTATCAAAAGGACACCAAACCACTGCTCCTTTTGGAATGTATTTCAAGATAGGTTTTACAGCATAAGATAACGTCATACATTCGTCATTTTTCCCATTGCTGTATAAAACATCTTTACTTGTCATATCTCTTTTCATTCCTTACACTATTATATTACACCTAGTTTAATTTAATGTCAAGTAGTCTTCTACGTAATAAGGTGTTACTATTACTCCTACATTATTCTTCTCAGCTTCACTGAGTTCCTTGTCTGCTCTCTCTTTACTTGCTGTTATATAGTTCTTTGTGTAACCATCATATCTAATTTCTACAAAGTAAACAACCATATTTACCACCTCAATTTATTTTCTTCTTTTATTGTAGCTATAATATTGTCGTAACCTTGCCCGTTCTTTGAATCAATCAGAAAGAGATTTTTCTTAGTTCTGGTAACAGCTACGTACAATATACGAAGCTCCTCATCTATATCGCAGAAAACGTTTCCCTGTGTTCTTCTTGTCGTATCGAGCATTACAGCAACGTTATCAGCTTCTCCGCCCTTAACGTGATGTATCGTACTAACAAGAATAGGAGGATTCCATTTACACATTTCTTCAAGCTTTTTAAGACCGTATTTTTCAACATAGGAAGCGTAAATCCACTTACGACCTTCAGTAAAAAGATTAGTTTCAGTGAAAGGCTGGTTAAAATCTTCAATTCCAAACTTTCTCTGAAAGTCCTCTTTTTTCTTTTCGTCTCTGTATCCTTCAAGTTTGAAGTTTTCATACTCTTTCAGACGCTTCATAATCTCTCCGCCCATGAAAAATCCGTCAGCAGTCCAGTAAGGTATCAATGCTTCTTCAAGAATCCTTTTAGGGTAATCTAGGAAACAATTATTACGACATAGAATGTACCATGCTGTCTTTTCAGCGTTATCCTTAATGCAATCTTCATCAATGAAATGCACTATGCGGTCTACACTATTCAGCTGTGTAATACTTCCTTCTCCGTTTTCCATTCTTGGCTCAGCTTTCAAGTCCGTTTTTTCTCCAATAAAATCAGTAATAGCTGAAGCAAGCTTAAAAACAGAATAAGGAATACGATAAGATTTATTAAGGTACTCTACAGGAAACTTTCTTGAAAGCTGTATGAGAAAATCTGGTCTTGCTCCAGAATAAGAGTAGATACTTTGTTTATCGTCTCCAGCAATAATAATTTTCTCTGCTCTGGCAAAGGCTTTCTCAATAACTCTCCACTGTAATGCTGTGATGTCCTGACATTCGTCCACCATCGCTACCTTTACTGGAAGTGCTTCACCATTTTGAACATACTTTATAAGACAATCAAAAAAATCAACTTTCTGCTCCCTTTCCTTATAGTCTTCATAATTCTTTACAATCTGTTTATAGTAACCTTGTTCAATGTCAGCTTCTACAAGCTGTTTAGATGTTAAAGCTCCGCTTCTTTCCATATCGTAAAAATCAAGATACTGTGAATCTCTTGTTGGTGCTACTTTTCCTGTATCTACTTCACATCTATTAAGCATATATCCGTATTCTTTATTGAACTTTCTCTGGTCTAACCTTCCAAACATCTGATTTCCTTTAAGGTTCAGTGCATGGAAAGTCAAAGAGTGAAGAGTTCTGAAGTAAGGAAGGTCTTCAGGTTCGTACATAAGTTTAGAGCATATTCTCCTTAGACCTTCCTCTGCTCCTTTTCTTGTGAAAGTAACAAAAGCAAGCTCTTCTGGTCTTCTTGTTTCAAGTTCCTTAGATACTTCTTCTATAAGTCTTCTTGTTTTTCCAGCTCCAGCAGAAGCCAGTAAAACTTTTACATCTTTTCCCTCAAACATGGCTTCCTTCTTTACTTGCTTTTCTTTCCTACCTTAAAGAAAGCGTCAAATCTTTTCAAAAAAAGATACTGTAAACAGATAACAAATCTTGCAAAAAAGCTCTTTTTATGAGCTTCTTCTTCCATAATCGAAAGCACCTGAACGACAGTCTCAATTCTTCTTGCTACAACTTCTTTACCTACTTTCTTTGCTTTGCTACTCATTATTTTCCTCCTTTGAGTTCACCAAGTCTATTTATATCTTTCAAAAAACTTTTTCCAAGTTTTTTTCTAAGATTACACAATATCATACGTTTTGCATTATCTTTATTGCCGTTCAAGAGCCATTCAGCAAGGTATCTTTTCTCTGAATTACTAAAATATACCAGCTTCCCGTTATACTTGAACATATTTCTGCAAAAATCAAAATCATAGCTTCCAAAGCTATATCTTTTGATGTAACTATCTTTTACAATGTTTTCGTACTCAACAGAAGTTGAATGTACTATTGTTTCTTCTTTTTTGTGTAAAGCACAAATAAGTTCATAATTATTCTTATAGTTGAATATGAACCTTGTTATCCCAAGTCTTATGAACGGAGCAGGACTTTCTCCATTTTTAAGAATGACAACAGAAATAGGATAATAAGATTCATTAACATCTTTAATGAACTTAGAGCCAAAAATCACAACTTCTGCATTTATCCTGTACTTCACGTTCCATCTTGATTCTACCGATAAAGTTACTCCTATGTCGTCAGCAAGTACAGAAAAGTTATCAGAGAAAGAAGCAACATCGGAAATCAATAATGCTTTACTCACTTTCTTTAACATTTCTTTCTCCTAAAAAAGCTCTTCTGCGTCTTTTAAGTCTTCTGGACTATACAGTTTTTCTTCTTTAGCTTCAACATTGTTTACTGGAGAAGCGTCACTGACTGAGCCTATAGTTGCTCTGTCTCCGTGCTCTATTTCTACTGCTCCCTCATAAGCTTCTTCAAGCTCTTTGTCATCTGTTCTTGACCAGCAAGGGAAACTTTTAAGTTCTCCAGTAGCGTTAGTATAGTTAAGAACATCTTCTTTCGCTCCAAAGTTTTTGAGCATTTCACGAAGCATACTGTAATCAAAGTTTATTTTCTGTGTACGAAGATAGTCAGTGAATCCCTGATGAGTGAAGTAATACTTAACTTCTCCATTCACTGTCTGCCTTACACACAGACCAATTCTAATCTGGAAAGGACTGTCTCTACGTGCCTGCTTATTTGATAGATAATTCACAAAGGCATTACGCAACATTGATGTTCCAGATGTATCTGTTTCCTTCTTTACTTCTACATCTTGAATGTTAGGAAGAATAGAGTTAAGAACAGCGTACCAGTCATTGTTTGATACTTGCATTGGAGCATTATTCAAGTATCTTACACAGGCTTTCTGAAAGTTCTTTTGGTCAAGTAAGTAACCTTCATCTTTGAAAATTACCTTTTTCCACTGCTCTTGCCCATGCAATCTTAACTCCCACTCATAATAAGGCTCTGCTGTAAGATAGCGTCTTAATGCTCCGTACTCAACACCAGTAAAATGTGACTTATCACGACCTAGACCAAACTCTCTTCTCTTACAGACAGTTTTATCACAGAAAGAAGAACAAGGAACTTCCTTACATCTGTAATAATACTCATTGTTGCTCACAGAATTACATATCTGGTCAATTACACTGTCCTCTAATGGCGCTTCAAATACATCATTTATTGATTTAACATACGCCTCAAATCCAGTTCCGTACTTTTTCTTTGCATACACTGCAAAAGAAAAAAGAAAGTTATTACGTCCTGAATCATCACTGCCTATGAGACCTGCTATAAGCTGTCTCTGAATACACGGAGGAGCGTCTGAAAACGGAAGGTTTTCTAGTGCGTCCTTTATGTTCTCTATGGAAGTCTGATGTTTCTGTATATAGTCCATGGCTTCCTTAAAGTCAACTTTATTTCCATCTGAATCAAGAAGGTATGTGTATGGATTTTCAGCATTGAAGTATGGGAGTGTTACAGCTGAGCCAAATCCACCTTCCTTTATACTGTCCTGCTTTGGGAAAATCTCAACTTTTCCTTTTCCGTAAATATCCTCTAAGCAGAAGTAGTAAACAATTTCGTTAAGAATATCTCTTGCTCTTCTGGCAGTAACTGCCTTTGCAAAGAAAACATACACGTGAAGTCCACCACTCTTACTTCTGAATGGAAGTAAAGGCAGGTTAAACTCTTGAATGAACTGAAGCATTTTCTTAGTTCTTTTATCGTAGCAATCTATATCAAGAACAGAAAAGTAACATTTTCCTTCATTGTTTATAGGACAGATACCGACACCAAATGTTCCTTCAAGGTGAGAAGTTAAGAGTTCCTTATCAACTGAACCTTCATTCTGAGTAATCTTTGTCTTTATTTTCTCTCCTACTTTTGGAGCTATTTTTGGTAACTCATTTCTAACATAAGAGTTATTCTTTCCTTTGAACAAGAGGAAAAACTTCTGTACTTCAATATTATCTATCAATTTATTTTCCTCCATAAGGTGTAGTGAAAGCTTTTTCAACAGTCCACTTCAACGTGTTTAATCTACTTCTTAAACAGAAGTAAGGGATATTCAATTCTTCTGACCAGCTCTTCAGATTCTGTGTCTTTCCGCCATAGGTAATAAGTCTTTCACGTTTTTTACCACTACAGTTTAGTGCGTCTTCAAGAGAAAAATCATTGTGTCTCAACTTAAATAAGAGCTGTTCTGAGTCTACACCAAAAATCTCAGCCCATTCTGCTACAGTGTGTTTCTCACCGTTGTATTCAATTTTGCTAGGATTCACTTGTCTTTTCCTTCTTTTAGTTATTATGTAGTCTAGACTAGCACAATCTTTAATAATAGGCAAGAGGAAAACCTCCTGCCTATTATTATTTTTACTTAGAATCCTGCTTCTTCATCGTCCGTGCTGTCTTCTACATCTGAAGCGTCTTCAATGTAGGCTGTTGCTTTCTTAGCAGTCAAGGCAGACACGTCATGGTTTCCAACAAAAGTAGACTTCTCATAAGCTTCGCGGATTGCGTTTGATTTCTTCAAGCAGTAAAGAGCTTCTTCTTTGTCTGTTTCCAGAAGATTCTCTGCATACTCAAAGTCGAAATCTGTCCACTCAAATTTGTCATTATTGTAAAGACCTTCTTTGAGAAGATAAACAAGAGTAGCTGAAGAACCTGAGCGTGCTTTAGCGTCTTCCTTCCACTTCTTCCAGATACGTGAACCAGTAGACTTGAAAGTAATAACTGCATTTTCAATTTCGTGATGACCGATTACTGTTACACATACCCAGTTCACTGGAACAAGAATATGACCATTAGGAAGCTGTCTGTTAAAGTATGAACCGTCTGCAACTGGGAATGACACTGCCTGTTCCTTGTTCCACATACCAAAGAACTTTGAGTCATTTGCTGTTGATTCTTTCTCCTGATACAGAGTAAGAAAAGAAAGTGGAACTACTTTAAGCTCGTTTCCGAGGATTTTCTTTTCCTTCTGGAGGAAGATGTCACCAATCTGAAGACCCTGAATGTACAGGTCTTTCTGTGAACGCTGAAGAGCCTTTGTGCCTGTCTTTGCAAGAATAAGGTAGTCAGCTTTAATTCCTTCACCTTCATTCTCTTTTTCCTGAAGCTTCTGGCTCTGAGCCAAAAGTCCAGCCAACTCGTCATCGCTTACTTCTGCGACTTCATTTCCTTCTGTCTGTGATTTTACTTCTTCTGACATAGGTTTCTCCTTATCTGTGAGTAACTGACTCACGATGTTTTATTTTTACTCCCATACGGAAGCATTTACCAATTTAATATACTTATTTTAATTTGTCAACATTTAATTTCATACTCTCCCATGTAATCTTTAGCTACCTTAGACTCTTCGCATGGTTCATCGCAAATTGTAAAATCGTAAAAAGCGTACTCGTCCATGAAAAAATCCCCAGTTAATTTTCTAGGATAGTTGTCTAAAAACTTAATAAACTCCTCTTTAGTCACTGACTTCCATTTAAGCTCTGCCTTTTTTTCATCTGTCATTCTGATACCTCATTATACTCTTTCAATAAAAAACGAGAGTGTTGCCTTCCAGAGCGTACCACCGTTTTCTGGAAGGACTTCTCTCTGCCGTGCCTTGTACTTCGGCTTGCTCTGCTTTCAACTGTATACAGTTTAACGCACCACAGAGCGAGACGGGTCGTGCCTCAGCTTATCTTTTTGGTTAAGAGTTTCAAAGCCATAGCTCTTTGGTAAGGGGTGGATTTGAACCACCGTCAAAGGTATTCATGTGCTCTATCCTTTAATGCACCAAAGCTCTCCCGATTGAGCTACCTTACCATACGCTGGTGGTAGGACTTGAACCTACATCATAAGTCTGGGAGGAAGACTTACTGAAGCCATTACCCTTTTGGGGCTACACCAGCTGAAGGTTTATTACAGTCCTCCATATACACCTACAATTTTTGGAGCAAGCTCATTCTTCTTAAAGGTGGAACGAGCAAGACCTTACCACACCACTTTTTCTTAAAATTGTCTTAAAAATCAGTATGAATGAACTCAAACTGAATATTGTTCTCACGGAAGAAACTTGCCATGAGCTTTGCCTGACTTGATTTGTATGTAACACGGAGAACTCTTGTTCTTGTGTCTTCTACATCTTTGTCCATAGCCATTGCTTTTTTAAGCTCTTCTGTGACAGGTTCACCTACAGTAACGGTCTCACCGTTGTCAATCTTTGCTTTTACTTCAGCACTCTTTTTCTTATCCTGCTTTATTTCCAAGATAATCTCAGTTGCTGACTTGTACTGAAGCTCACGGATATAAGAATCAGCAAGGAAACCTGCGTCTTCGCATTCTGCGTTAATGAGTGCAACTCCAGAGTCATATTCCTTCTGCTTCCTTTCAAGTTCAACTGCCTGACGTTCAATGTCGTCTGCTGAATCTTCTTCATTCTGAGTTTTGTTGTAGTACTTATCAAGAAGCTGAATCTGTGTTGCGTACTCATCACGAAGGTTATGCTTCTTCACAGCGTCTGCAACATACTCTTTCAGAACGATTGTGAGTTCATCTTTCCTTCTCTGGTCATAAGCGTCCAGCTGAGCACCAAGAGCATTTTCTCCTTCCGCTACAATTTTCTGAAGTTCATCACACATAGCATTGATGAGCTTTGTTGCTGGGTCAAGGTACACTTTCTTGTATTCCTTTCGTTCACGCTCAATGCCTGTGCGAAGTGAAACAAACTGACTTTTCAAGTTCTTGATATAACCTACATTCTCTTCCGTCAAAACTTCATTCTTGTATTTGTTTACCACTTTCTGAATCTTGTTTCCAAGCTCAGTGAAGTTTCCAGAAATGAGAATTGTTTTATCTGTGTTAAGAGACGGTTTTTCAATTTTAAGTTCCAACTCTCCAAATCCTACTTCTTTCTTTCCTGCTACATCTAAAGCCTTTTCCATTCTCTTTGTTCCTTTTGTCTGTGCCATAATTCTACCTCCTTAAATGGCTATGCCTGAAAATCAGGAAGAGTAGAAACTCGTAGCTCTAACCTTGTCTACCACTGGTTCTTGGAAGCCTTTATCACTATTCACGTTCAGTGTCGGCTCTTCAGCGTTTGTTTCCACCTTTCCTTCCCTCATTTCTCTTATACCATATCACACCTAGTATAATATGTCAACTACTTTTTATTCTTTTTTGCTCTTTTTTCAGAGTAATTGAAAAAGTAGTCCTGCTTTGCAATGCTGAATGTTGATTTATCATCACGCTCCAGCGTCACCTCTTTGTCTGTCATTTCCAGTACCTTGTAAGTACGACCATTCCATTTGTTTCGTACTAACATTTATTCTCCTCTTCAACTTTAACACAATGCTTTATTTCTTCATCAAATAACCAAGTGTTACCAGCCAGTATGTGCCTTTCAGTGTCCTTACTACAGTCAATACCTGTTACCATGTATATAATATTATCACGTTTTTGTGACTTTATACAGTCTCCCATCTTCAGGTCTGTCCATTTGAGAAAGTCTTCTGCTGGAATAAGATACTTTGAATCAAACATATAGGCTTCTTTTCCATTGTCAATAAGTACAACAGTCTCAGGACGTTCTTTGTGCTCTCCTACAGTTATAACTGTCCATTCACCTTCTGCACTTTCTTTTGATGGTCTTCTGTCATACATATAGTGAGGTAACACTTCATGAACGCTCAAACTTTCAGAATAGTTAGCATATGCTTTATCTACTATCCATTGAATATACGTTGTGTATACTCCACCTACATCTTTAATTTTTACTTTGTCACCTTTCTTGAAAATAGCCATATATTCCTCCTTAAAGACTTTTCCATAAAATAACTAATAGCATAACACAGAATAATGCTACTATAATTGTTTGTTCTACCATGCTATGCTTCTTTATTCATGTCCAGAATCTTCTGGACTTTGTGTACATCTTGTTCAATAATCTTGAATGTCCTCCTCATCTTTGTAGCCAGAACATAAAGCCCTTCTACCTTCATTCCGTAACAATCTTCAAACAATTTCTTATACACTGACAACTGCAAAGAACAGTAAGGTCTGTCAAACTTTGATGTAGTCTTAATGTCAAAGAGCCATGCCTTATTGTCTCTTGAACGGATTACTACGTCAACTTTACTAGCAGTGGCAATAAAATCGCTCACCATCACTTCACACTCAACATTTTGAATGTATGAAGTCACGTTGCTACAGAAGTCTTTCAGTGTCTCTACTACCCATTCTGCACCTTCAGTGGAAAGAGCAAAATCATTGAAATAGAATCCGTGTTCATTGAAGTAGTGTTCTACCTCTTTATGCACGTCACTTCCATACATTGTAGCAAGTTTTACTACATCAGTATCAGGAAAACTCTTTCCCATAAGTTTTCCTATTACTCCAGTGACACCTCTTAACTCTTTACCGTCATAGAAGTACTTGTGTCTGTCCTCATCAAAGGTAACTGCTTTAATTCTAGTGTCTATCATATCCTTTGATTTCCTTTATACGCTTTTCAATTTCGGCAATCCCATCATGAATAATAGGCTTTCCAACACAGTCTGTCATAAGTTTCCAGTTCTTTTCCAGCACTTCCTGCTTATTTGCTATGTTTTCATTCAACTCGTCTTTAATTGCTTTCACTTCAGTTTCAGACAGTTCTACACATCTGTCAACAGTGTACCTTACATGAAGTAATCCATTGCGAAGATACCAGTATGGTTTTATTGCTGTTTCTCCGTTTACGTATGTACGCAAGTCAATAGGACTTTCATTGTACACATCTTTCTTTGTTCTCTTCTTTTCCATTTCATTCTCCTTTCAATTATTTTACTAAACCTCGCATTATCTGTAACAGTACGTATATCACTGTTACGATACATACAGATATTACAATCTTTTCCTGTGCTTCTAGCACTGTCTTCATACGGTATTTATTACCTTTCTTAATTATTTTTTGTATCATCTTTTTGTTCCACCTTAATTTTCAAAATCCAAAACTTACCTTTATTCTGTGCTTCTACTATGATGTAACGGTCTACATCATCTTGATACTGAGCATACAGTCTTCTACTCATTTCTATTAAGTGTTCCCATTCTTTCAGTCCACTGCACTCTTCATTTTTAATGTATGGTACTACGTTTACTTCATACATACCAAGCGTATCTGCAATGTTAAATGCCGTAACTGCATATCCTTGATTGTCAGAATTGAATCCGTCAAGTCTGTTTGTAATTTCTTTTAGCATATTTACCATAATTTTTCCTCCTTATATGGTTTTATTCATCATCACTTTCTTCATGTTCTTCTTCCTCAAAAGAACATGAACAGTCGCTACATTCAATATGTAGTCCAGCCTTTCCCCAAACTTTAGTTCCGCACTCAGGACAAGTATATTTTACCTTATTCCTGTTGTACTTCTTTACTGGTTTATCTGCATTGTCTGCCTTTGGTTCATCACTGCCTCCATCTTCAGTACCAAGTTCCAGTTTTATTTTATTCTCCAATATTGATGAGTACGCAACAATATTGAAATAGTCCTCACCGTTTTTGTCTTTGAAATCTTTTACAAATGATTCAAAAACACCACCTTCTTTTATTTTTGTACTGACAGCAGTTCTGCTTTTATTCAAGATAACTGCTTCCAGTCCACATTCTGCCATAAGGTTTTCCCATTGCTTATCGTGATAGCCACCTCTAGGAATATGTATATATGCGTTTTCGTATATATGACACAGTTCATGACAGATTGTAGCCAGTATATCTTCAGTATCTCTGTCTAAGTGTTTTGGATTTATTCCCATATACTGCAATTTCTTCCCTTTAACTTTATCATATAAAGCGTCGGGGGAAACAAAAGCAGTTACACAATCTCTACACTGATTATTGATTGCAAACACCAGTTCGGGTATTTTCTGCTTACCTTTCCCCGAGAAAAAGTTCTCATCAATTAAGTCAATTACTGCCTGTATTTTTGCATAAAGTTCTGTTGAAGTTTTTACTTCTTCCATACTGAAACCTCCGTAGATTGTTTTAACTTATTATACTAAACATAGTATTTTATGTCAATACCCATTTTCCATTTTTTCTTTCAGATAATTATATGCTTCTTCTCCATCTAGCATACCTTTACCGATGACGAACAGTGCAAACTTCTTTGCTTTCCGTTCTTCTTTTGTCATCAGAGAAAGTTCAAAGTATCTGTCATATAATTCACCTTTGGTTGCAAATCCTTGCATATCACATCTTGCCATAATTACACCTCCATTACAGTTCAAATTCATCAAGTTGTTCTTTGAGTTTAATATTGTCATACATTGTCTTTTCACAAGTCCTTAGATAGTCTTCCTTGTGATTTTCAAGTCCCATTAAAAAGTCCTCTTTAATTCTCTGCCAATTAAGTACAATACGCTTGTGACTTACTTTAATACCGCAATAGTCTTCGGCAAAGAAAAATTGAGTCCAGTCAGAATTGGCTCTTACATCTATCCAGTCACCCCTGTCGTCGTAAGAGTGTTTGACATAAACAGTTGCAATATCATGGACTTTATTGCAATACTTAGTATAAAAAATTTTGTAAGCCTCAAATTTTTCTGCAATAAATCCTAGTATTTGCCCGTACAACTCTTCAATTCTTTCCTCGTTTGATTTTTTAATTGAAAGACTTTTGTCATTGTAGCAATCAAGAAGTTCTTTCAATTTATTCTGTGTTTCAGAAATCAGTTCAAGTTCTGTATCCATAATTACACCTCCCTCTGCATAATTGCACTGTCAAGAGTCATCATGTCAATCTCATCAAGTCCTTCTTCCGGCTCATACAGTTCAGTCTCACAACATCTTTCCGTGATGTCACCACAGAGACTTCGCGCCTCATACGGATATTCCTTGTTATCATCTATCCCTACAATCCTACCAAAAAAACGACCTTGTACATCTACTAATGTTCCAATTTTCAATTTCATTTTAATCACCCCTTGTATATTGTTTCGTACTAAAACTCTCTCCGCAAGTTTTTAGTTTTGATTTGTTGTAAAGACAAGATTCCATTTACCCTCTGTCATTTTTGCATAAGACGTAAAACTGCCTTTCCCGTATTGTATCTTTATTCTGTCTTTTGTGTTCTTCAGAAAGTTCATAAAAATCCACAAAGGAAAGTTAAAGCCAGCACTTTCTTCTGTTTTGTCTTTGATAAAATCTCCGTACTCTGCTTTTACTTCGTCTACCTTTGCATAGTTGAAAGTCATGTTGATTGTGTCTTTAACAAGGTCAAAAGATACATTGTCTGCACGCCTTTGTTTACTGCACAATTTCAAAGGTAGTGGAACATCTTTCTGCCAGTCTACATAGAAACTTCCATCAAAGTTTACAAAAGTATCAAATATGCGTTTTTCAAGTGCTCTTTCTGTAAACTCTTTTACCGTCTCACTGTCTGCTGGGCACTTTTCATAGTTTTTGCCTTTAATAATCCATACGGAAACACCTTCGGGATTTTTCTTTTCTGTCTCTGTATACAGAAAAGTCTGTCCGTTAGTGCCATATAGACAATTCCCTGTCCATACAATTTTATCACTATACAATCTTTCTTTTTCGTATCTCATTCTTTTTGCATACTTTGCAATAAAGTCAAAATCTTTTGTCATTTCGTCTTTCATTTTCAGCACCTCCATATATTATGCTACAACGATATAGTTTATTTTATTAAAGTCCAGTGTTACCATACACCCAAAGTGCCTATAGTATTCTGCTACAGCACTGTTTATGGTCGATGTCATACCATGTTTTAACAATTCTTTACCAATCAATATTGCCATTTTAACGTCAAATGGTGTAAGATTGCCTAGTCTTCCGTTCTGCACTTTCTTCTGTAAATCATCGGAAATTGCTGTCAGTCTTCCCATTGCTTTTTCTGTGAGTCTTCTCATGCTATTTTCTCCCTTCTGTGTAGATAATCTCTGCCAATGTATGCCAGTAGTAACAGTCCAAGTCATAGTCATCTTCTGCATATTCCTTTAATTGGTCATAGTCATCATTCCCCGTCACTGCCTTTAACAGCATACATACAATGTAATATGTCATATACTGTGTTCCAAGTGGTAAACCTCTAAGCCAGTCTGCAATATCGTTTACAGTGAGATTTCTCTTTCCGTTGTAAACCTCTACTCTATATGCTTCCGCGTATGCTTCTTTGTAGTCTTTGGTGTATTCTTCCTCTGCCAGTACGCCGTCAAGATATTCTTTCAAGTACTTATATAATTTCTTCCTGTTCTGTACAGTGAGTAATTTTTTAGCCATTTTCTTTTCCTCCATTATCTTTCAGCGATATTGTTATAGTAGTCAGCACAATTTTTTTCGTCTTTGAAATATGTGCATAACTCTAAATACTGTTCATGGTTACATCGTCTTCCAGTAGAAAAAGCAAGTGCCAGTTCTACGATGTTTAATCCGTTACGGTGTCCAAAATTGATTGCTTTTCTCACAAAGTCTGTCATTTTTTCACCCTCCTTTATTCCCTCACCATGTCGGGTGAATTATGCTTTATCATGTCTATGATACAAGCGCCTTTATTTGTGTAATGGTAAGCAATATATATTATGCTTCCATTCCTTGCGTATTTATAGTTACTTGCTGTATATCCAGCACTAGAATTGCTGGAAGTGTAGCCCCTATGATAGTTACCCTCACTGTCAGTGAAAGCAATCCAATAGGACGGATTTCCCATAGTGCTAGTGTTTTTGTATTCTACATTATGCAAAATACATCTTTCATAGTCTTGATTTTTCATTTTGGTTTCCCCCTTGAAAATTGGTTATAATTTATTATATACATAGTATAATTAAAATACTATGAAATTTTCTGTCTAGTTTTTGGACTTTTCAGCACTCAAAAAAGTTTATTTTTTCAAGTCTTTCTAAAAAGTCCTTAACTTTCATTTTACCATTGTATTTTATATCCCTTGCTATTGTTCCAGTATCTTTCTTTACTGTCATAATCCCGCATGAAACAGAATGAGACAAAATAGCATAGATATGATTTTTATGCACTATAAAATTGTTCATTGTTTACCCCCTTTAAAATTGGTTGTTTATATACCCGCTAAAAAGCGGGTATATTTTTACTTTAGCATTCTTTTATTTCCCCGTTATCAACAAGATAAAACTTCGCGCTGTCAATTTTTGCATTGTAATTTCCTTTATTGTAAAACAGAGAAAAATTTTTCTGTTTTATACTTCCATTAGAAAAAGCAGACAAAAAAGCGTTTATTCTGCTTTTTGTCGTGTTTGTTTCATAGCCACAAAAACTAAAAAACACGGCTTTTGATTTTTTACTAATTGAAAAAATTAGATTGCTCCATAAAAATACATTAACCGTATTTTTTGTTATTTCCACATAATCTCGACAAGAGAAAGTTTTCACTTTCTTTTCCTTTGTGTCCCAATTCTCATTGATATAATCAATAATTTTGATTTCAATTTCACGCATATAATACCCCCTGTAAATTGAAATATTTTACACATTAAACCTAGCGTGTAAAAACTCTATAAAGCAATTTCAAAAATATTGCATTTTGTTTCAATGTATAATGTTTTCATGTCTCTTGACATATAGCCACAAGTGAAATCAAAGCAATTTCCGAAAAGTACTTTATAACCGATGAAACCATTTTTATTTATTCTTTCTTTAATTTCGTTTTCTATACCTACTTTTCTAGAACTACAACGAGTATAAAAATCAAAAACAGAATAACAAAAAGAGTTTTTATACTCTTTAATGTAATGCTCTGCCTTTCTTGTTTTATTGTTTAATTTTGTTGTTTGCATAAAAATGCCCCCTATAAATTGGTTTTTTGTTTATCGGCTTTTCGCTTGCCGATGATTTACTATAACATACATAGTTTGAAATGTTCAGTCAACTTTTTGAAATATTCCGAACTTGATTTTTAACTATTTTTATACTTTTTTTATACTTTTTTAATTTTCAAAAATTACGCATATAATAGAAGAAAATTGCAAAAATTGTTAAAAAGTATTAAAAAGAGTATAAGTAATTTTATATTTATTTTTTTGGCAAAATAAAAAGTGCTGTAAAAAAGCACTATAACACTTTATAGTAATTTATGTATAGTTGTTTTAATTTTTCCATTGTTTTAACTTTTTGTTTTTTAAGAAAATTTTAAGTTTTTATACTCGGTTTTAATTCTTTAATTTTATAAAAAACGCTACAAAAATTAAATATAAAAAAACATATACTTTTTTTGATACTTTTTCTGAAATATCCCGCTTTTTCTGAAATATCCCGCTTTTTATGAAATATCCCGCTTTTTCTGAAATATCCCGCTTTTTCTGAAATATCCCGCTTTTTCTGAAATATCCCGCTTTTTCTGAAATATCCCGCTTTTTATGAAATATCCCGCTTTTTCTGAAATATCCCGCTTTTTCTGAAATATCCCGCTTTACTGGAAAAGTAAAAATATTTTAATTTTTTGTTTATTTTTTATTGACATTTATTTTATTTTGTGTATAATATAATCATAAAGCAATTTTAGGGAGGCTTTTATGTTTAGTTTTTTAATCGTCATTTTAATTTATTTATTGTCAGTTTTACATCAATTTATAATTGATGTCATAAACAACAATTATAAAAAGTTATGGCAATATATCATAGAAATAATTATGCTTTTGATTGCCATATATTTACGTAGTATCAATTTATAAAGTTATGCACAAGTTATCCACAAGGCAGGCAGGTTGTGGGTAACTTGTGAATTGTCTGTGGAAAAGTTTACTATGCCAGACACAGTCGATGAGATAACCGATTTCTCCGAGCGATTTTCAAAAATATGGATATTATACCAAGTGTGATATAAATATAAAGTATAAAATAAAACGTCTTAAAAAGACCCTACCCCCACCACTACCCTTTATTACCAAAACGGCATAGGCACAAAAATAAGAAGGGAGTTCCCAAAAAGGGAACTCCCAAGAAGGAAAAGAGTATCACAGAAGAATGGTAGCTCTTGTATTTACAGTGTACAACAGTTGAAAATAAAAAGCAACTATGGTACTATTAAAATAAAGGAAAAGGATATGGCTATAACACAGAAAGAGTACGAAGAGTTACGAGAAAAAGTAATATCAAAGTATAAGATTTTGTATAAAGACAGTATGGCTATGGATATGTGCGAAGTGCCAAAAGAGGTACGAGTGCGTATGTTTGAAGACCCATACTATATATCAAAAACGAAAGCAATAAAAGCAACATTGTTTGCTAGGCAACTTGAAACATTAGATGAAGTACTCAGTGGAAGTTACTCAAACCCAGAAAAACCTACAGACCAGAGTGCCAATATATTAAAAGCGTTAGAGCAGAAACAAAAATTATTATTTGAAGATTTGAATGTAAATAAAGATGATTCAAATGCTCTCAATGTGACATTTATGGCTCTTACTCCTGAAGAGTTTGACGCTATTGAAACTGTAACAGTAAACAAAGGCTCTAACGCTTCAGACGATTTAGGTGTAGACTTTACAGCTGGAGGAGACGGAAATAATAGCTTCGAGGACAGGCTTAAAGCAGATGTTGAAAAGCGTCTGAGTGAGCTTAAAGAGGAAGAGAAGAATGGCAACTAACGTAAAATTATTACGACATCAGGGGCTTATTCTTCAGTCTCCTTACGTGCATACTGAGACTAAATTTCATTTTGACGTCGCGGGATACGGAGCTGGAAAGACTTCTGGACTTGTATATGGACTTATTTATACAGCGAGTAAGCTTCAGGGAAAGAAAGACGAAGAGGGTAACTATGCACGAGTAATACTTGCCTCTAAAAACTTAACGTTCCTCTCAAAAACGTCTATATCAAACTTGGAACAGATTTTGAAACGTACTAACACAGATTATAGGTTTGACAAAAAGAATAACATTATAACTGTAGGTACGGTTGACATATTTCTTATTCCGCTTGAAAATCCAGAAGAAATTTACGGCTACTCAGTAGTAGCAAGCTTTTTGGACGAGCTTTCAGAGCTTCCTCCTGATGTTTGTATGGAAGCTATAAAAGCGGTAAATGAACGAACAAGACAGACTGTAAGGGAGTTCAGAGACCCATTTATTGTATCAGTATCATCTTCACAAGGGCTTGATGGTCAGTATATGGCTATGGAGCACTTTAAGAGGAATGGTATTTCTTATGTATACATACGTGGTGAGACTAAGGATAACATATATCTGAAAAAATCAGACATAGATAACCTTTATAAGATTTACAATGAGACAGAGAGAAAGGTTTACCTTGAAGGTTATTTCTTGTCTGTAAAGACTTCACTTGTTTTCTCTGATTATGACCCAGCAAAGAATATGCTGTCTGTAGATTTGTTTGACTGTTTACAGCCAGATGATACTGTGTATATTGGTCAGGACTTCAATAACTTTGGTTGTGCTGGTGTTGCTTGTGTTGTAAAGAAGGGTGCTATAATTGTATTAAAGGACTATGACATTCCAGACATAAGGCGAGCTCCAGAGATTTTCAGATATGATTTTCCGACACAGAAAATTGTATGGATTCCAGACGCTACAGCAACATCGTTTTATACACAGTTTAAGAAAGAATTGTGGGCGAAGAATATAAAGATTGCTTACAGGAAAAGCAATCCTTTGGTTCAGGATAGAGTGTTTGTAATCAATAAGCTTTTGTACTCAGAACGTATGTTTATATGTCCTATTGCAAAAAGTGTAGAACATTCTTTATTGACACATCAGTTTGACCCTAGAACAGGTCAGCCAATGAAGGGTGGAAAAGGAGCACCAGACCATATTTCAGACGCTATGGGGTACGCTGTATATCATATTATGTGCTGGGTAAAGGACTTGAAAGACTTATATGATGTTACATTAGGAAGAGCTAAGATAAGTCGTATAGGCTCACTTGGACAAGAAGTTGACGCTGACTATAAGTTACTTAATCCAGAAAAAATAAAGTTTGAAACGCCAGACAATGTTGACAATATTGTATGATACTTGATTTATTATGACTTTAGGTTTAGGATAGGTTTATGGTTGATTACAGAAACTTAAAGAAAATATTAAACAGCTCAAATATGTCTGTAAAACATTACAACAATGGTAAAGTTGCAATAACAGATTCTACACGTTTTAGGGGTATGCCGTCCTCAGCTCTTGAAGAAGCACAAGAGATAGTTGAGAAAGGAATAAGAGAGGACACAAAAGCTCTTGCAGAGAAATGTGGTTTTAAGACATTGGACACGCTTAAAGATATTTCAAGAAGAGCAAATGAAAATATAGGTATCGTAATGGACTGTTTACAGTCTAAGAAACCTATGACAGCGGAAGAAATAAGAAAAAAAGCACAGTCTCCTATTGGAATAAGAGATACCATTATGAACGGCAGATGGAATATAAATAATATTACAGACCCATCAAAGTCTAATTTGTCTCTGCCAAACATTTACATTTCTCCTTGGGAAGCAAACTCTTTGTACTCTCAAAAAGGTATTTTTGAGACAATTATAAATAAAAAATCTAAATCTATTTTGTTAAACGGCTGTGTAATAGAAAACTCACATTTAAGTCAGAAACAGATTGATACCGTAAACGAAAACGCACAAGTAAAGCATGATTTGAAGGGAAATCTAGCAGATAGTACACTTAACTCATTAGTGTATGGTGGAGCATTGCTCTTTCCTATGCTGAAGAAAGATACACCAGTGACTACCAGTTTGAATCTTACTGCTTTATTGAAATTGGGATTACTGAAAAAAGACAGCATTGATTATTTTGTAAACCTTGATAGGTGGAACACATTTATTATTCCTCCGTATAATCCTACACAAAAAGACTTTTTGAGACCAGATGTATACACAGTTCCTTTCCTTGGCTCAGATGTGTACCACGGAAGGTGTGCACGTGTAGTTACGGCAAAGCAGGCTGGATACTGGGGTCAGATTCTTAATCAAGGCTGGGGTATCTCAGACCTTTGTGGATACTTGCAGTCAGGAATGAACTATAAAGTTGCTATTCAGTCACTGCCACTTATGATTCAGCAGATGAGTATTCTTGCACGTGTTGTGAACGTTGATGGAGTTTTGGCAACAGAAGGTTCTAACGCACTGGACGCTTTGGTTGAGCAAGACACTATCCGTACACGTGAAGCAAGTCCAGATAATCCAGTCACAATGGACGTGCTCGGTGACATTAAGTCAATAAACAGGAACTTTGCACAAGTTCCAGAGCTTATACGTTTGCTCAGACAGGACTTGGCTTCAGACGCAACTTTGCCTGAGCCGTTGCTTTTCTCATCTGAGAAAGGTAACTTTTCTTCTGGTGACGACACTCAGGGTAATCTTTTTAAGCAGAATGAATCAGTACAGATGATTCATAAAGATTTGGAAGCACAGTTTAAGCAGATTGCAAAGATTATGATTATTGACGCACTTGGAACCGATGACGATGTAATTAAAGCACTGCCTTATACTCAGATTCATTTCGACCAGCCAGTAATTGCAAATGCTCTGGAACGTGCTCAGATTGGTAAGTTCCATTCAGAGACTGTATTTAATCTTGTCGCTTCAAGGCTTCCGATTGATATTTCAGTAGAAATGGCAGATAAGAATGTGTCATCTGATATGAGAACTAATTCTGATATTCTTGAACGCTTAAGAGGTATCCAGACGAAAGGCGACAAACAAGATGAAAAGAGAATTGACCTTGAACTGGAGCAAAAGCAGAAAGATATTGAACAAACAGAAGCTCAGATTAAAGCTACAGAAGAGTCTGTAAAGGCACAGAGAGAAGAAGCTTCAGCTGTAACAGGCGGAAGTCATAAAGAGACTGAAGAAGAAAAGAAAACACGCGGAAAATCTCCTGCTGAAGAGCAGAGAGAGAAAGCTTTGAGTGATAAAGAAGAGAAAAATTACACAAGGCTAGAACAAAAACAACATGAAAAAACACGTGTAGGCTCTACAAAGAGAAGTGAGAAACTAGCTAAATCTAAGAATAAAGCAATATAGAGTTGACGTAAAATAAATTAGGTACTAAAATGAGTATAAGTTATGGTTCGTACTAAAGTATTTTGTAGAGTAACAGATTCAGAAGCTTCTCCATACATTGAGCAGAAAGATGTAATTTTGTGTCGCTCAGGTATTCAGATTTATTCCTATAATGAAGTTGTAAATGCTTTAGGAGAGCCACCAGTAAAAAAAGATTTCTACAAGGAATATAGACCAGCAAGTGTTGTAGTTAAGGCTCAGGATAAATGTAAAAACCTTCCAGTTACTAAGGAACACCCAGATGTATGGGTAAATCCAGATAACTGGGATAAACTGTGTGGTGGAATTGTAGGAAATGAAGTATCAGTTGTTGCCTTGGACGGTGAATCAGAAGGTGAAATTGGTATTAAGTCAGACTTAACATTCTACACAAGAAAGCTGTATGACTATTATCTTGAAAATAAAGAAGTTTCATTAGGATATACTTGTAAAAAGCATTATGTAGAAAATCCAGAAGAAGATGGATACGATATTATCCTTGATGAAATTACTGAAGTGAATCATTTAGCAATTACAAGAGCTGGCAGAGGTGGCTCTAGTGTTGCTGTTATTGATAGTATTATAGGAGGTTTGAGACCTATGCGAACTGGTATTTTTGCATACTTAGCGAGCAAAATAGTGAAAGACTCAAAAGAGCCTTTCTCCTTTGGTAAGGAAGTTCTTAACGCTGTCAAGAACAGCAAGGGCACTACTGAAGAAGAGCTTGCTAGTGAAATGAAAGGTGTTCTTGATTCAATGTCTGTACTGAAAGACTGTGAAGCAAAAGATACACTTATGGACGTTGTTAAAGATTGTTTTGACAACAAGGACAAGGCTATTGCTAATGAAAGTGAACTCACAAAGACACTTGATTCTATGTGGATTGACATTCACGGAGATAGCTTGAAGGAAATTGCAAAAGCTTTCTCTAAGCTTTCTGAGACGAAACCTGATTCTTCTGTACCTGCTGAAGATACTAAGAACAAAGATTCTGAGTCTGAAAAGAAAGAAGAAGATGAAGAAGAGGAAGACAGCAAGAGCAAAGATTCTGAGTCTGAGAAGAAAGACGAAGAGGAAGATGGCAAGAACAAAGATTCTGAGTCTGAAAAGAAAGACGAAGGTAAAGATGGCTGTAACAAAGATTCAGCGACTGTAATGTCTAAAGATGACATTATTACAGCAATCAAAGACGCTCTTCCTGAAATGGTACAGAGTGCTGTAAAAGAAGTTCTTGGCATTAAGGAAGCTAAACCGCAGGTAGACGGCGGTGTAGTTGACACAGCAATTAAGAGTGAAGGTGTTTCAGACAGAGACTATTCTTCATTCTTAGAATAATCTACTTTTGTAGAAAAAATAAACTATAGGAGAAAAACAATGAATCAGAACGGTAAAACATTGTCTATGCACAATGGAGCTATCTGGAAAGGAACATTTACCGATAACGGTATGCTTCTGAAACTCCATGAGAACTCTTACACAATCGGTTACTCAGCACTTCTTTCTCCTGATGGAACAAGTGCTAGTAAAGTGAAGTTTGGTGACGCAGTATTCTATGACGCTCACCAGAAGAACAACAAAGTTTTCGTAGGTGCTCCTACGGTAACAGGTGCTGTTCCTGTTTTTGCAGGAATCGTTGTTCGTGAACCCGCAATCGCTTCAGGCTATCCAGCAATCAATGATGAAGTATCAGCTTTCCAGAAAGGTCTTATGGCTAAGGAAGGTTTCATCATTTACAAGAATGTGCCTGTTGTTGGCACTAGCCCATCAGCTATTGGAAACAGAAAGAACGCATACGAAAACGCAACAATCGGCTATGTTATGATTGCTTCTGTTGCAGACGGTACAGTATACCTTGCTCCGACAAGCTCAGATAAGGTAGACTCTAACGATGTTGTGGTAGGAAAGGTTGTGGAACTTAACCCTGATGATAAGTCAGTAACAGTATACATTTCACCTGCCATTTACGCATAAAAGTAAAAGGAGAAGTATATGTTGGGAAAAAAAGCAGTAAGCTATTCTAAACTCAAAACGGCAATGGAAAATGATATTGTAAATCGTTTCCCCGCCATTTCAAATCGCATTCACGCAATCAATATTGACAAGAATCACATGTCAGCTGACATTCAGGGTGCTGGTTTGTTCATTCAGAAGGACTCAAAAGTCTGTGCAAAAGAAGCACTTCCTTTTGGAACAAACGTCAAAGACGCAATTCGTATTGAATTGCCTGACGCAACAAAAGCATACATTGACAAGACAATGGATTCTCTTGTTAAGTCTGGCATGACTGAAGCAGAAGCGCATAAGAAAGTTCAGGACTCTCTTGAACCTTGTATGGGATATGACCAGAAGACACGCCAGTACGTTGTGGGTGCACGTGCTCCTGAAGGTGTTATCAAAACAGCTGATAGTCTTCTTGAACAGACATCTATTCCTATGTGGAATATCGGTTGGCTGACAAAGATTATGAAACAGCCGTTTGCAACAAGTCATGCAAAGAACCTTGTTTCTGTAGAAAGCTTCAACAACCCTTGGGCTGATGTTATTGGTTTGTTCAAAGAAAGCTTTGAAGGTTACGGAAAACTGTCTAACACAGCACGTGGAAACTTCAAGCAGAACAACTCTAACCCTGTAACAAATGAAGCTTCACAGATTGTTGATGAAGTATTCAACATTTCTGTAGATTACGAATCAGATGTTATGGAAGATATTAAGGCTAAACAGTCTGGAAACTTCCTTACAGGACAGATTAAGGCTGACCGTGAAAAGTATGCAATGATGGTACTTGACCGTATGCAGGACGCTCTGATTTATTTTGGTAGCGATGAAGCTGGTATTGACGGTTTGGCAGATGTTACAACACCGATTGCGTACTCTGGAACTCCTATGTATGATATTTTTACAGGAAACTCTACGACACGTGGTAGTGACATCGTTCGTGCAATGCAGACAGTAATTGGTGACTTCCTCCGTGAAAATCACTATATGGCTAGAAAGGTTCGTGTAAACGTATCTGAGTATGTATTCCAAGCTCTTACACAGACTGTTTACTCTGACCAGTTCAACCCAGATTCACCGTATACAATCATTAAGCGTAACTTCAATGTACGCAATGAACTTGACGGTGGACTTGTTTCTGTTGAGTACGAAATTGTTTCAGATACTATGCTTAATCCTTCTGTAACTGGTGGAGAACAGAATCCGTTCAACCCAAATAAGTACGACTTTATGTTCATTACAGTGCCGACCATCGAAGACGCTATGGGAACTCAGGATTCTCTGGTTATTCACCCAGAGCTTCTTAAGAGCTATGTTGTTCCTGCTCTTTGGCAGAGAACTGGCATTTTGTACACAATGTACAAGCGTATCGGTGGCGTTATTGCTCCGATTGAAGGTACAGTAAAGGTAATCACAGGCTTTGGTTACAATGAATAGTAATCTTTGATACAATGTAAAGCCCTCTGGTACACAGAGGGCTTTATTTTTATATACATAGTATACTTGACTTATTATCTGGTACAGATGTATAATTATTTATAATTCTAAGGAATAAGAGGTGTATTATGAAGTATTTGTTTAACAAAGGTAGATACGGTGTAGCTTTTGAAGTAAGTTACAAAGGGAAGCCGACCAAAGTTGAGTTTGACCGCAGACGTATCTATCTTGATACAGGTAACATTGCAACGAGTGGTGTAACTCCTGTTGAAGATGATTTGTACGAAGAGTTGTATAAATCAAACAAACGCTTTAAGCATTTGGTTGATACAAAAGAACTGGAACTTGTCGAAGAGAAAGACATTAAAGGAACTTCAGGTGAAGTTGATGTACTTAAGGCAGAAAACGAAAAACTGAAGAAAGAGCTTAAAGAAGCAAGTAAAAAATCATCAGGTGGTGCAAACAAGACAGCTGAAAAAGAGCTTAAAGCCAAAGACGAAGAAATCAAAAATCTTAAGGCTCAGCTTGAAGCACTGAAGAAATCTGATAAAGAGACAGAAGGATTTTAATAAATGGAAGTAACAACAAGCGGTAGACCTCCAAAAATAACAAGAGAATGGTTCCGTACAAGGTACGGACAGAACTTTCCAGATTTACTCTCAGAAGATAAAAATGAAGTTGTTGATACAGCCATTCTTGATGTGTACACTATGTTTTATGGTGTAGGTGACTTATGGTCTCACATGAACAGAGAGGAATATGTGACCAAGACACAGCTTTGTTATGGTCTACTGCTTGCTTGGTACATTACTGATTTATTTCCTACCTATGCTTTAGGTGTTGTTAGCTCAGGCGGAATACCATTGAAGTCAAAGCAGATAGGTGGAGTTAAAATCTCTTTTGGAGAAGTATCATCTAAAGCTGGTGCATTTAACAATGCTGACTTACTTCAGTCACTTAAAAGCAATGCTTTTGGTGCTAAGGCTTATTTGATGATAAAGACTTCTGGAAAAATAAATCTATTTTTTAGTCATGGTAACTAAGGAGGATAAAATGTTTTTTAGTGTTAAAACTCCGATTAAGATTGGTGGAAAACCTTTCCATACTTGTATTTGCTACGAGTTAAAGGAAGAGCTTAAGTCCGCAGTAGAAAAACTTGCTTCTAAAGGTAAAGCAGAGATATATAACGAAGTTAAGTTCTTTTGTAACGGAAAGCTCGTAGAAAAGAAACCAGTTGTAAAAGAAAACTTGACAACTGAAAAGAAAGAAAAAAAGAGCAAGAAAGCTCAGAAAAAAGAGCATAAAACAGCAGAACTTAAAGAAGCTCCTATTGCAGAAGAAGTAACTGACGAATCTGAAGGTTTTTAATGGATATATACGGAGATATGCTCGCCTTTTTTCCTGAGCAGTTTAGGCAGTACGATTACTTTCGCATGAAACCTAACACCGTAGCTTCTTACACAAAAAGAGAAGATGTAAGAAAAGTTACTGGTGTTTTTCAGTATATGAAGAAAGGTGAATTGCGAAGAGAAGAGGATACGCTTGCTGACGTAAACATACCTACATTCTGGACGAGAGAAAAACTTAATGTTGTAGAAGGGTTTATACAGAAGGACGATGAGCTTTATAAGATAGTAAATCCAGCAGACTGGCTTTTTGAAGGTGGATTTAACTGTTATGTCCTTGAAAGCTTTGTTGGTAACTCAGATGTTCAAGAGCCTTTTGAGTATGTGAACATAGGACAGAATAGCTATGACTAGTAAGAACTATTCACAAGATGTTGAATTATTAGACACAGAGATAATTGACTATGACACTAAGTATTTGAATGAGACAGGAATAAATGACGGAAGAATGAGACTTCCAACAAGATATGATATTTCAAAGTTTTATCAGCGGAATGTAAGAAACAGAGGTAAACATAGAGCTGGAGAGTATGGTCAATGGAAGAAGAAAGCTAAAGAAGATATGCTTGATTTTTCTGACGATTTTGAGTGGCAGATAACATATAGTTTTCCGGCAACTATAAGAAATCCAGTAACTGAAAATGGTGTTGTGTACGGAGGACAAAATGTAACATTCAGAAGACTATACCTGATTCTTTGTGAGCACTTTAATGGTGGTGAATATTTTGTAGATGAGTACTTTGATACAGTATATCCTTACACGATTAAGCAAGAAGTTGACGAATATCTTTCTGACGTTAAACAGAGCGTTATTGATAACGCAGATAAACTTGTAGATGAGCTTAATTTGTTGAATGAGTCTATCGGATTAGATGAAATAAAAATAAATAAAGATGGAACATTAAGTAAGTCAGCAACAAAACGAAATGAAATTGCTTATAAAGCAGTTGATGAGTACGAAAGAAAAGCAAGAGAATGGGAAAATAAGAACGGAGAAATAGTGGCAAATATGATAAAAAATGATATAATAAGCTGTGTGACAACTGGACAGCTTCCATGTCAATTTTTATCAGCTCCTTCTGGGAGTACAATGAAACAAAGGATTAGAGCAGGGCTTAGTCCTATGCCTTTGTTTTCAGCAACAGAAAGTCTCATAAGAAGCATACAGCTTTATGTAAACATTGGAGGAAATGGCAAATGGCAAACACAGTCGGGTTTATTGGTGTAAACTTTGATAACCTAAGAAAAGCTTTGTACCTATTGTTTTTTGGAGCTGGGGAAGTAAAAGATAACAATGGTAATGTCATAAAGTATCTTTGTGATGATTTTGAATCGCCTAAATATAAATATATAATTCCTATGCAAGGAAACTTTGAAAATCCTTTGCAGTTGAATGATAAAGATACATATATAATGTATTGGATAGAAATAGACGAAAGTCTTACCCAAGATGATTACACTGAAGATGAAGAAGGAAACGGTGTTGACAGACAAAAATGTGTTGCTAATATTCTTGTTAGATTTGTTGGAAAAGAAGCTGAAACTTGGGTAAAGACTTTTAGACATTTAGCAAAAAGGAAAGATGTATCAAAGATATGGGCTGGTGTATGTAATGCTGAGAAGCTTTTTTATACTTCTCCCATTATTCCAAGAAAAGTAAATTATACTGGTAAGAATAGTCAAGTAGTATTTGACGTACGCTTCAAATTATATTATGATGAAAGTATCTCTACTGGTTGGAAGCCCCTCGAAGGGGTAAACTTTAACATTCAAGCAAACTTGAAAGTTGAGGGAACTCTTGTAGAGGACAAATAAAACAATGGAGGAAAACCATGAACTTAAACTACGTTGGTTCAGTAGCAGAAAGATTTATGAAGTTTCGTTCTTCTCTGGCAACAGAAGAGAATGTTTCTGAAAATATCTTTAATGCTGTCTCAATTTACGTACCGAAGTCATTAGCAAGTGCAAACTTGGCTGAAGGTTCTTATGACCCTGACGAGATTACGGCTACAAAGTATGGCGTTATTGCTGTTAATGTAGACAACTACAATCAGGTTCTTAAGGCTGGCGGGGCTTTATTGGCACAGTGGCTTCCAATCTTTAATGACGGTACAAACAGTGCCGTCACTCTGTATATCATCATTTTTGATGATACATCTTTTGCTCCTACAGTAACGGCAAATGGTATTGTATGGAATCCGCTGAGTAAGGCTTTTGAGGAGCTTTACTTTATCTCGTTCTTCAAAACAATGTTCTCTGAGCACTATGACGGAGCTAAAGTTGAACATGACCCTGCTGAAGAAGGGGATTATGATGATTCAAATTACTTTGACATGGCTTTGTGTCTTGCACAGCTTTGTGAAACTGAATCAACTCTGTCATTCCATCTTTGTGAAGCTCATGTAGTGGTTCCAGAAGAGGGAGAAGCTGATTCAAATGCTTGTAAAGTAATGACCCAGACACGTGGAGCTGAAACTACACACTGTACTACTTTAACTGGTTCTACAGTTGCTACTCGTGCTCAGTATTTCTGGGGATTCTTGAACTTGATTGCTCCTAAGCATACTGAGTTCCATATCCATAATGGCAGTTTTATGATTGCTATTATCCTTGGAAAATGGTTTGAAGCTACAAACGCTTCTGGAGAGTTTGTTGGAAACAAGCTTGCTAAAATCCGTCTGTCAGGAAGTAAAGTAAAGCCGACTGGCTTACCATCTCCTCTTGATTCTGATGTAAACTTGAACTTGCCGAGGTCAATTTACGAAAATCTTGACGCAAAGTTCGTAGGTTACTTCATTTCAATTTCAAGTTCTTCACGGAACAATGCAGAGTTTATCCGTGACAGAAGCATTGAAAACTATCCGATTACAGCTTATACAATCTCAAAGTGGATTGACTACACAGCTTCTCAGGCACTTGCTAACTTTGCAACAGCTTCTGGAACTCTTACAGAGCCAGTATTGGCAAATGAAAAGACATACTCTTATATACAGCAGTTGGTACAGGGTGTTATAAACACCTTTGCTTCTACTAGCCGTATTGTAGATGTTGCACTTTCATTCCCGCCTTTCAGCGAAGCTAAGAAAGGACAGACGTTTGAAGGAACTGCTGTTTGGACAGCACGTTATGTTGATGACCTTGAAGGTGTTGAACTTTCAGGCTCAATTTCATTCTAATGGAGGAATGTAACAATGGCATTTGGTAATAACCGAAGTGGTAAACAGGCAAGAGCACACTTCCAGCTTGCTGGTGGAACTACAATTATGTTCAAACACCCTTACCTTGCTGGACAGCTGGGCTCTTCTGATTCACCGATTGACGAAATTGACATTTCAGCTTGTTGTAAACTTGAAGGACGCTATTTTGAAGCAAACCCAAATCAGGACTCAGCTAAGCAGGTTGTTCTTGTTGACGGTTCAGTTGTTACAATTTGTAACAAACTCCTTAACGGAACAATCACTATGCCTGTAGTTCGTACTACTGGTCTTGTTGCAACGGGTGACTTCATCGCAGCTTTGCACTTGATTAAGGCAACTGGTGACACTGTTGGTGGTCTGCTTTATAAGACTGACCATATCAACGGAAAAGCAATCACAAAGCTTTACTATGGTGTAACTGTACAGAGAGTTCCTGATGATGTATCAGAAGGAAACGATGTTGCAGTGTACAACGTAAATCTTTTCTATGCTGGTTGGATTGAAGCAGTGTCAGAAACAACTTCACAGAATCTGAAGAAGATTTGGGCTGTAGGTTCTTCAAACGGTATTGAGGGCTTCTATACTCCTTATGCTGGACAGAATACTAACGGAAACTCTGGTACTCAGGAAAACGTTATGAGTGCAAGTGCTCTTGGTATTTCAGACCAAATTGATGATGACACTAGTGCAGATTCAAATGAAAAAAGCGGTGCTAGTAGCGCAAAAGCAAAAGATAAGCTTGGAGATACTTCTACAAATACAACAAATCCTGTTGTTGAAGTTGATACAGTACTCGCTCCAAGTAAGAATTAGTTATTTAATTATAACTGTAAAAGGCTATAAAGCATTGCTTTATAGCCTTTTTTGTTTTATAATACGTTTATATTAAGGAAAAGAGGTTACTGTATATGGCTGGTATTTTTTTAGACGCTTCAGTTCTAAGAGGGAATGAAGTTGAAGATGTTATAAGATATAACATACAACATAACAATATTTTGTTTGAGTTCCCAGAAGGATTTACTCAGCTTCGTCTTATTGAAGAGTGTAGAGCTTTGAATTGCCTTGATGTTACTGACCCAGACAATTTTGACATGATTTATGACATTACAATGCAAATGCTTGTTGGAAAGCCAGTGTTTATTTATTTCATTGATGAGAAAGACAATAAACACGAAATAGGTAAGTTTGTAGTAACAGACAGGTATATGAATCTAAGAGGTGTTGCTCTGATTGATGACTACCCAATACTTGTAAATTGGCTTGTTGAGTTTGTTGCAGGGTACTTAGGAAAAAAATATCCTCGCTCATTGAAAGATATTCAGGCGAAAATGAGCGAGAGAGAAGAGCTTATGAAGAAGAGCCTGAAAAACAAGGTGGAAGTAAGGACTTCCTTTCAATAAAGATAGAGAGTATAATTAAGGAAACATTTAAGCACGGAAGCTTTATGTTTACTTATTACAGATATTTAGATAAGTTTCACTGTGAACCAAAGGAATGGAAAGACTTATTTGAATATCTTGAATATAACACCACAGAAAACGAGATAAATAAAGCTATCATTGCTGACAAGGAAAGGGATAACAATGGCTAAGTCTACAACATCAGATATTGTAAAAATTACTATTAGTGCAAGAGGTATTCCAGACGTTGACCCTGTAACAAAGCAACCAACAGGAACGTTTAGAAATATTTTGAAGAATAATATTACAGATTTAAGGTCTTTTGAGAGAGTTATACAGTCAGCTGTTAATAAATCTTTATATTTCAATGAAGGACTTAGAAGTGTAGACCCTAATAGTGGGCTTCCTGAACAATCTATTTTTATTAAGAAAGAAGATTTGAAAAATACTTATGGAACTCTTATGTCAAAGGCTGCTGAACTTTCTTCAAAGCGTGGAGGAGCTTATGTTATAGAAGTTCATTCAGCAGAAGAGATTAAAGCAACTAAAACTATTTACGGTAAAGACGCACAGAAAAAAGCAATAGAAGAGCTATATAGCAAAGGAGGAAAAGCAAAAGTAAATGCTTCTGACCCTGATAAACTTGATATTACTCTTCCTTACGAAAAGTCAGCTTTAATCGGAATGAGCCAAAAACAGAAAAGAGCTTTGATAGAAAAAGTTATACCTGAAGCAATGAAACTTTCTGATGATGAGAAAGACAAAAGGAAAAAAGAGGAAGAAGATAAAAAAATTAAGGAGCAAGAAAAAAGAACTGCTAACGAACTTAAGCTCATTAAAGAACAGAATATAGCTAAAGCTAAGGCTAGAAAAGAAGCCGATAAACTTATAGAAGACGCTAATAAAAAAGCAGAAGCTGATATAAAAAAGAAAGATAAAGAGAGAAAAAAGAAAGCAGAAGCAGAGAAAAAAGAAGCGAAGAAAAAAGAAGCAAAAAAGAAAAAAAAATCTGAAAAGAAAGCCGTAGCTGTAACTAAGGCTATTCTTGCTGTAGTTACGGTCATAGGGGATTTAGTAAGAAGAATACTAACATCTACTCTTAAACAAGCTTCAGAGAATAATAAAATGGCTGTAGAAGCTCATTCTGTTGGTATGACAGCAATGCAAAGGCGTGGCTTCGATATATTTGATGTAGCGCACGGAATGGAGAAAGGCACTACTTTTGGAGCTATACAGTCAGTCCAAGGAATGTTTGGTGACATAACTTCACTTGACGAAAAAGCTTTAGGTACTCTTGCACGTGTAATGGGTAACGAAATCGGAGACCTTGTACGCTCTGGAATAGGTGGACAGAATCCAGATAAGTTACTTGATAAGATTCTGGATAAATATTTCAAACAGTTCCTTTCTGGAAGAAACTCTCTTGGTCAATCTGTTGGAATGGAACAGGCTCGCAGAGAGCTTATTACTTCATTGCAGTCTGTATCACCAGAAATTGCTAAGCTTTTTGCTCGTATGGCTGATGATTATACAAGTGGTTACTATAAGCCATTTGGAGATACAGCTGGCTGGAGAGAAACAACAAAAGTTAATATGTCTGGACTAACAGAAGCAGACCAAAAGTTCTCTACAGAAATTGGTAAGAAGTATAATGAAATTATTGCTATTGTTGAAGACTTAAAAACTTCATTCTTCACAAGGCTTGCTACTTCTATGGACGGACTTTTAACTCAGATTAAAAATCTCAGAATAGGACAATCTGAGAAAAATAAGATTGAAGAGGACGAAATGAACTGGAAGAGAAATGAAGAGAGAAAGGACATTATGACAAATCAGCTTAAGCTGTATAAAGCAAACTCTCTTAAAACGATTAGGCAGTTATCAGCTGTTGAATCTACACCAGTAACTGAAGGTGTAACAAAAGCTCAGGCAGAACGGTTTAAGTATGACGCTGAATTGCTTGCTGGTATTCATTCTGGTATTTATGACGAAAACTATTTCAAAGAAGAAAATAGTAGATTAAGTGGAACTGGTATGTCTTCTGTAAAAGAAGTTAAAGCTTATATTGAGCGTGGAAAAGCTATTGCGGATAATGCTCTGTTCAATAAAGAAGTTCAAGACGAAATTGCAAGAGCAGTTACAAGTTTATGGTTCTTTAAGCAGTTGTCTGAAACTAATAAGAACGAGATAGGCTCTGGAAAAATTATTGACATGAATATAACAGAAGCTATGCAAACACAGTTTGCACAAAATTATGTTGAGGATAATAACAGAAGGAAAGCTGATTACTATGCTCATACACAGGCAATAGATACAGCAGGCTTGGCAATTAAAGATACGATTGTACAAGGATACATAGATTTTTTTAATAAAAATCCAGAAGCTTATTCTGAATCTAAGAACAATATGTCAAATGCGACTAAGAGAAGGTATAACAAAATAATAGAAAACATAGCCAGAGATAAAGGAATATCAGTTAAAGACCTTACAGACGAAGACAGAAAAATGGCTTTTGCAGAAACAATCTCTGACCTGAGATTTAGAAGTGCTGTTAAAGTACCAGATAAAATTACTGATACATTTATTATGAATCGTGCAGGTATTGACGCAAGAGATAACATAAATATAGCTGACTCAAAAGTACTTACTGCTTTAGCATTGCAAGGACTAAGTATACTTCCTAATACGTCATACCATATAACTGGTAAACAAGGAGAAAGTGGAGAGTATACTGTTAAGATTCAGATAGAGGGAAGCGATGGAAAGACAGAGGAAAAAGTATTGACACTTTCTGATTTTAGAGGTCAAAATCGAAGTATGTTCTTTAGGACTGACAGTAACGGAAGCGTCAGTAGAGGAACAGAGCAATAGGAGGAATAAATGTTAAACGAGTCTCAGCAACTTTGGATTTCAAGAATAGTCAATAAGTCTCCTTTGTCTTTTATAACTGGTCTTAAGTACGAAACAAATGTTGTTAAAGCATTGAACAACATTACATTTTTGTATGACCCTAACTGGGTGTATGAATCAATGAATCCTACATACCCTATTGCTTTCTTTTATGTAAAGCAACAGACAGAAGAAATGACATCAGAAGTAAGTCAAAAGCCAATGCTTTTTTACAATTCAGAAGCAAGTAGCAATAACAGTGTTAAAGCAGGACTTATGAATATCGTTGCTGACAACATTATAATAAAGCCTAAAACATATAAACTTGATGTAATCATTCCTATGAATATGGATACATTTTTTAGTGGAGGTTACTTCAATGTTAATAACATGGTATATGCTAATGCCTTTATGTTCACTTCTGGTGGAACAGCAGGTAAGAGCGATTTCAGCAAAAGCTTTTCAGAAGTTATGAACATTGCTTCTAACGCAATGGGTATGCTTAAATCTTTACTTACAGCATTGTACGGAACGGAATTAAGTGCAAGTTCTATATTCACTATGCTTTGTAAACAGCAAGATTACAATAAAAACTCTATTGAGTATATGTGGAGAAACAGGAGAATACTGAAGCTTAAAATGTGGAATGGTTGGAAGTTCCAGTATCTTATCATTCAGAACTTTGTTATAACAAAGAATGGCGAGAACGGTGACTTTTTTGAAGGAACAATAACTTGTCAAGAAATGCCTATACTTACAATTAAACCTAAGAGTGAATCCGCTTCTCTTTCTGCTCTTGGTAAAGCTTCATCTATTCTTGGAAGAGGACTTAAAAAGACTGCTGAAACATTTATAAATGCTATGGAAGCAACTGTTGGAGGAAAGTAAAATGACTATAGACCTTTCAGAAGTAGAGTTCAGTTACGATTTCTTTACGCTTCCATTACCTAACGGAAATACTTTGCTTATGAATAAAGTAAGTGAAGATTTTGTTACTGAGGAAGGAGAAGCAAAAATAGAAGGTATAAACATAATTGTTGCACTAGAAGATGGCTCAGAAAATGTACCATGCTCTTCAGTTATAGGGATAAGCAACGAATACTTAACTATAAACTCAGGCTACTCTGAGTATGTAGGAAAAGCACTTACTGCTGATAATATGAAGTATTGTACTATGGAGATTGCAGACAATGGCTGATGATTTTATCACTACATTTATGGCTGACAAAGATAAAGTTACTCTTACTGAAAATGACATTTTAGACAGAGTAATAAATCTTAAGCTTTACACTGTTCACGATGGTTCAGAAAAAGACGAGTATGTAATAAGGAGTGATTTTGAGCTGTATTATCCTGATACACTTAAGCTAGTCGCTTATGATAATGCTAAATCTTTTTATAACAGCAAGAAATGTTTTATACGAAAGTGCCAGAATAAGCCATCTATAAAAGTTCAGTACAAAAGGGTATCTCTCAGTTCTTCTATCGAAGTTGATATTTTTATCCGCAATTTCTTTATGCTCGATAAAGACGGAAACTTAATTAGTGGATTCAATAATAAAACTTATAAGCTTTCAAGAGTTGACTTTGCTATGGGATACTTTGGGCAGTTCAAAGCACTGTTCTCAAACCAGACTCCTAAAAGTCCTGACGAATTGTTCACCAAAGGTTTTTTATCCAGCTCAGATTCAGAGCCTGATATTGGTCACGGAATAACAGTAATGTCTATGAGTAATGTTGAGTACTCACAGTTGGATTCACTTCCTCCAGATATGTCATTTCATATTCACGGATATGTAGGAAACACAGTACAGTATAACGTAGACTTAAACTCAGATGATTTTCCAAGTGAGTACGACAAGCTTATGAAAAGTCAAGCTGTTATTCCTGCTGAACTTAAAAAAGGAAAAGACTGCTACCTTGACCAAGTTTACTATGAGACAATAACAAGGAACTGGATAAAGAAAGGAACATTACCAAAACTTGAATCAACACAAATTGCTTCTGGTAAAGAATACACAACAGGAGTAATGTCTGTAACAGACGCTGACAAATACGGTATAAAAGTATACCTGTCTAAAGGTATGGTAAATTACTCAAAAGAGAAAGAAGCAAGTTTTAAGAAAGGAGCAGATGGAAAAGTAATAAAGCCGACTTTAGCTATACCTAAAGCTTCAACAGCTGAAGGAAAAATGAAAGCTATATCAAATTATTTTGGTCTTAAAGAAGCCAGATTCACTCTTATTGATTCTCTTGGTGACTATGTTGTTTACCTTGAAAAGGAAACAAAAGATATTGAAGAAATGCTTAAAGGAACAAGCATTGGAAAGATGTACGAAAAAACTTCTCTTGCAAAGACTTGGAAGAATTGTATACCAGCTGTATACAATATCACTAATGACAAACTATGCACGATAGTGTGTCCTTTCTTTTGCTTTATAAATCCTTTTGAAAAGCTTAAGTTTAAGTCAAGGTATGCTCTTGGTGGTCTTGTTTCGTACTATGCAAATTACACAAATGTAAATAAAGATGAGTTTTATGTCTTGTGGCAGAATGTATCGTTTGCTACAGAAGAAAATATAAATGAGTGCACAATAGTGTGTACTGGTCAAAAAAAGCGGAGATAAGTAGAAATGGCTGAAGAGAACTTTTTTATTGAATCTGTAACGCAGAACGTAAGCGATATGCTCCATAGGGTAATTGGGAATACTTTTATTGTTGAGTACGGAATAATAAAAGCTATACCAGCTGAAGGTGTAGTCACTGTCATTACATCTGTTGCAGAATCCGCAGGAGATACGGTAATAACAGATTGTGTTCTTGCTTCTATTGCTTCATCGTCATTTACTGTCAGGGTAAAGCCTAACATTGATGATAAAGTTATTGTTTTATTTCCGAGAAAGTTCAATAATGATATGTTCCAGCAAGAAAAGAATGAGCCGATAATCTCTACTGGTGGAACAGGATATAATGTCCTTACTGGTATTGCTATACTTCTTAATCAGTATCAAGAAGCTACGCATAAAAACTATCTTGATATTTCAGACGGCTGTATAACATTGAAGCTTGCTTACTCAAAAGATGATGAGAAAAACTTTTTTGAGCTTACTACTGATAATAAAGGCGGTTTTGTACTTAAAAATAATGAAGCTACTACAAGCCTTAATTCAGACGGAGAGTTTTCTTTTACCAGTGGAGATATTTCTGTAACAACAAATAAAGACAATGAGATTACAGTAGAAAACGGAAAAGCTACAATTACAATAGACAAAAACGGAAATGTCACTGTAGACGCTCAGGGAAAGTATACAATCAAGAATGGTACTACTGACCTTAAACAAGTTGTAGATGGACTTGCACAAGAGCTTGAAAATCTGACTACTACAGGAAGTGCTTCTTCTCAGTCTACATCTCCAGCGTCAAAACTAACGATAGCTACTTGGAGAAACACTAAGCTTAATACACTATTTAGTTAAGAGAGCATTATTTATTGACGGTAGTAATTATATAAAGTATAATAATGACTATGGACGTTAAAGTTTACGAGAAGGAAGAGGTCGTACAGCCTAGTGGAACAGAGTATGTGTATGTTCCAAATGTTATTGACATTATTCCTGTTATAGATACAGATTCTCTTGGAAATGAAACGCTATCTAATGCTCAGCTTCTGGAAGAAGATGATGTTGCCATTGAGCAAATGTGTGGTTTAGCTACAATATGGCAGAGAGGTCTTGACCCGCTTGATGTTGATAACGGCATAAGATGGAGTGAAGCAATTCTTGAAGAGATAAATATTGTACAGCTTATGGAGGATATAACAAACGCTGTAGCAGAAGTTACTCCAGCTGTCACTGTAGTTTTTGACACAGTTACAACTGAAAGTGGAAGTACAGTATTAAAATATACACTAAAGGCGGTATCATAATGGAGATAAAAACTTTTGACACTATACTCACTGGTATCTGTGATTCTTTTGATAACCTTATTTCACCAAAGAAAATTGCTCGTACTAACACAAACATTATTTATCTTATGTTCAAAGCTGTATCAAAAGGATTTGAACTTATTAACAATATCTGTGTTTTACTTAGCAAAAAGTTTGACCCAAATAATTGCTCTGAAGATGATTTACTGTCAGTAGCTTCTATTGTTGGTACAGAACGGTATAGTGGCTCAGCTTCTGGACTTCATATAGTAATAACAAACACAAGTGGAGAAGACGTTACACTTTTGCAGGGAAATTATTACTATAGTCTTGATGATGATACAAGGTTTATGTTTGAGATAAACGAAGCTACAGTAGTAACTGCTGGAAGTTTTATTGATGTTATTGCTATGTCAGAAAACATAGGCTCTTATCCTGTTACTGAACAACAGAAAATTGAAGTTGTTTCTGAGCAAGCAATACCAGAAGCTATTTCTTTTAGTTGTACTGACAACACTTCACTCTTAGGAATTTCTCAAGAGACAAGTTTAGATTTCAGGAAAAGGATAACTGAGCGTACTGATAGACAGAACACACTTGTGGAGCTTGAAACAGCCTTAAAAAACCTTCCGTATCTATTTGATTGCAGAATTAAGTTTAATGACAGCTACGATGATGTCGTTTACGATGGATATACAATTCCACCATTTACACTTATTATTTTTTACTCTGGCTCTCCTAGAAACGATATAGCGAAAGTTGTTGCACAGTACAGTATATTTCCTACTGTTCAAACAGAGGACAGTGAACAATTATACTTTATTAACGATGTTTTCACTGATGGTAAATACACAGTAAATATAATTCCATTTAAGAAAATGGACTTTTCTGTAAATGTAAAGTACAAGATTAACAATACTTACATCAGTGACTATGACGCAAAAGAGTCAATAAGAAGAGCAGTATTTAACGCTTATGTTCCTGAAGTTCACGAAGACTATGTAAGAGAAGATGATATTTACAACATTATTGAAAGTCTTGAAATCTCAGGAATTGAAGTGCTCGGTGTAAACTTGATTGTTGATGGAAACACAGTAGATTATGTAGATGTTCCAAAATCATGTATAGCTCGCATAGCAAGTCCTGAAAACATAACTTTCACTAAAGTGGAGGGATAAGAATGTCAAAAGCTCTTTTCAGATGGCTTAGAGGTGAGATTAACGGCTACTATCTGACAAACATATACTACACTCTCAATTCATATACAAATGAAATAAAAAATTTTTTAGCTTATTTTAAGAATATGCAGTTTACTCTTGAAAAAATAAGTGACGATGATTTAAGAGGAATTGGTAAGTTTGCAGGTATTTTTCTTCCTAGGCTTGCTAAGGAAGATTCTATTTCTTCTATAAGATTAACAGAGAGTGAAATTGTAGCTGGGGAAGAAGTAAGTGACAGTGGTCTATTTAACACTACGAACGAGAGATTTGACTTTTCACACGTTGGAACTTCTCCTGATATAAACGAAAACGCAACACCATCATTAAGGAGCTCTTTAGTTGGAAATGAAGCTGTTGTAGGTTACATAGCAGAAGATGAGGAAGATGTTATTGATGATAATGGTCTTGTAAGAAGTGAGAAGTACACAAGCACTCCGCCAGCAAATAAGGCTTATTCAAACTTTTATGGAAACCAGTTCTTGTTTCTCTCTGAAGCAACCATAGCTTATGAAAATCTTGAAAAGCCTTTGTATATAGAATTATATAAGACAATGCAGTGGGTACGATACAATGGTATGTCTGTTGAGTCTTTAGCAAGGATAATAGGAATAGTTTGTCCTAACAGACTTGTCACTATTGATTCTGTTTCAGCTATAGCCAAAAGGGTGCTTGTACAGTATACTTTTAATGACACGGTAGACATTGACCTTAAACAGCAGAGACTTGATTTGTTGTATTATATTGTAAACATAAAGTTTCCTCAGGTAACTCTGGTGGAATCAGTTTAACATAAAGGAGAATGATATATGGCTTCACTGATTGACAGTATTGATGGAATAAAAACGATAGAAGATGGACTGGTGGCAAATAAGGTTGCTAAGTTCTCATACACTCAATGTGCGTACGACACAAATGATGTGAACGGTGTCTCTGAATACAATTATCAAAATGAGCAGAACATTCCTTTGCCTGACGCAAGTACACTTAAAGTAAATGAAACAACATTGAATAAAGGTTACAGAAGTCAAGCAAGTTCAATAACAAGAATGTTGCTTAACCATTTCTTTGGTCGTGTCTCTTATAACCTTAATAAGGTAAACGACAACTTTTCTTCTTTGTTATCCTCTTTGAAAGCATATATCGGTAGAGCAAACGGTGTTGCTTCTCTTGATGAGAATGGAAGAATACCTTACTCACAGCTTCCTGAGACAGCACAGGAACTTAAAGGAACTTGGAACGCTTCGACAAACGTTTGGACTGGCTACGATGGAGCTACTGGCAGTCTTATCAGCGGAACTGGAGACATAGGAGACACATACATAGTAACTACAGAAGGTTGGTTTGATTCAGCAACAGGACAGAGCTCAGCTACTCCAGTCGCAGGATATGAACACTACCTTGTTAATGGTCGTGTAATGTACAACGGTACTGACTGGGTAAACATTAGTGGTGGTAGTCAGTATGCACTTTGTAACGAAAATTACTTTAGAGCCGGTGCAGGTTCTTCTGTTGGTAACTGTGGCGTATCAATAGGAAATTCGTCAACATCTGGAAACGGTGGTGTATCAATAGGAGACAGCTCACGCGCATGCCAGACATCAGTTGCTATTGGTGTACGCGCGCATGCAAGTGCAACATCATCAGTTGCTATTGGTTATGGTACAAGTGCAGAAACAACAGCAGTTGCTATTGGTGCAGGTGCGCGTGCAAGCGCAACATCATCAGTTGCTATTGGTCCGAACACAATGGCAGAAACAAACTCAGTTGCAATAGGTCTTAATTCAAGTTATCATATTGATTCAGGTTCTGATAATGTCACCATTGGAGCAAGCTCAGCAAGTGTAATATTAAGCTGTTCATCAAGAAATGTTGTTATCGGTTCAAACACTATGAGTACGGGAGCATACTGTACAGTAAATGATACTGTAATTATAGGAAATCATGCAGGTTATAACAATCAAACAAGTGAAAATGTATTCATTGGCTCTTGTAGTGGCTATAGCAATACTTCTGGTGAATATAACACATTCTTAGGTTATGCAAGTGGCTATAGCAATACTACTAGTTCATGGAACACATTCATAGGAAATGAAAGTGGCTATAGCAATACGGCTGGTTATAATAATACATTCATCGGTTCAATTAGTGGTGCGTGTAATTCGACTGGTGTTAAAAACACATTCTTAGGTTATGCAAGTGGCTATAGCAATACTACTAGTTCATGGAACACATTCATAGGAAATGAAAGTGGATATAGCAATACGGCTGGTTATAATAATACATTCATCGGTTCAAGTAGTGGTGCGTGTAATTCGACTGGTGTTAAAAACACATTCATCGGTACAAGTAGTGGCTACAGCAATACTACTAGTTCATGGAACACATTCATAGGAAATGAAAGTGGCTATAGCAATACGGCTGGTTATAATAATACATTCATCGGTTCAAGTAGTGGTGCGTGTAATTCGACTGGTTATAATAATACATTCATCGGTTCAAGTAGTGGTGTGTGTAATTCGACTGGTTATAATAATACATTCATCGGTACAAGTAGTGGTGTGTGTAATTCGACTGGTTCTGAGAACACATTCATTGGCACAAATAGTGGTACCAGTAACATTACTGGAGAAAGCAACACTTTTGTAGGGAATAGCAGTGGAGCAGGTGTATTTACAGGAAAGTATAAAGTTATCGTTGGTTCAATACCCAGTGTTAGTGGTGACTATGACTTTGCTATTGGAAGTAGGACTACTTCATACGCAAACTATCTATTTACTGAAGGTTCCCACCTTTACTGGTGCCATGGCTCAACACTTGTTACAATAGCTTAGTTGACAATATATGCACAGTATTGTATACTGTGCATATATTAAGCCACTTGGAGGAAAAGAAAATGGCAAAGAAATGTGTAGTAGCAGTAGAAGGTGGACTTGGAAAAAATGTAATGTTCACAGCTGTACTTAAAGAACTTTCAAAAAAGTATGAGAAGATTTATGTTCTTTCTCCTTATTTTGACGTGTTCAAGGCTTGTCCGTACGTAACAGACGCTTTCCCTATTGGACAGTCAGCAACATTGTACCAGCAACTGTGCTTAGACGATGATTGCGATGTTCTTTGGAGAGAGCCTTACACAAACCAGAAGTTTATCAAGAAACAGTGTCACTTGTTTGAAGCTTGGGCTGAGGAACTTGGTATAACTTTATCAAAGAAACCAATGGATATGATTCCTTGCATTGAAAGGTACACTGAGCTTCCTAATGTAATTCCTCAGACAAATGAACTTACAAGACAGCTAAATGGTCAGCCATTTATCCTTGTACAGCTTAGTGGTGGTCAGTCTCCACTGTCACCTCAGTTTGACAATCAAGGAAGACAGGTACCCTACCTTGACCATAACGAAGGAATTAAACGAAACTATTTCAGAGGACAGGAACTCGTTGAACTTTTGCATAAAGAGTTTCCTAAACACCGCATTTTGCATTATGCTCTTCCGAACGAGCCATCTTATGATGGTGCTGAAAAGGTAACAGCTCCTTATCTTGTTTTCCATGAGCTCTGCAAGCACGCAGATAAAGTTGTTTGTATCGATTCTTCTCTGCAACACCTCGCAACTGGTGTATGTAAAGATGTTACTGTTATCTGGGGTGAGACGAGACCTGAACACTTTGGGTACAGCTGTAACAAAAACATCTGTGCAAAAAATGTTATGAACTCTCAGCCTTACTTCAAACCGCTTGGAGCAAGTCCTGCTGTTGTGGAGTTCCCTTCACCTAAAGAAATAATTAAAATTATTAAAGAAAAAAATTGAAGCTTCATAAGCTTTGATATAAACATACATAATACTTGAAATAAATCCTCTTATGGCTTATAATAAGTCTTAAGAGGATTTTTTATGCTCAAAGGTATAAAGCAAACAGATAAGGAATTACTTCCAGTTATCAGAAAATACGGTTGTCTCTTTCTCTGCTTCGCAAATGCTTCTCCACTTATATTTGAGGGAAGTAACGGAAGAAAAGCATTAAATAAAATCTGGAAAGAGGCAGAAGATAAAGGTTACATTTCAAAAGACTTAAACTGTGACGGTGATTATGACGATTACGGTGAAGCAGAAATACAGAATCATAATGCACTTGCAAACGAGTTTTTTGCTCTTTCTGTTTCGTACGACAATAAACACCATAAAGCAGACGAAGCAATTCCAGATTCTGTATCTGTCATTTTTGGAAAATATGTATATAAATCAGGACATTTTGTACAAATCAATAGAGTAAAGAAAGTAACCTTTGACCCTTACGGAGAGTCAAATACTGTTCTTAACGGAAAACTAGAGTCTATGAGGTTTTATTATGCAAAGTAAGTTAGTAAATGCATACAGAATTACTCACAAAAATGGTAAAATTGAGGACATAAACGCTACCAGTCTTGTTCAGGCTTTAGAGAATATGGAAGTTCCTGAGACTGAATCAGCAATTATACAGACCTTCCTTATTAAAGAAGGTATAAGAACGCTCATTGAAGATGAGCCTACTGAAGTAACCTTTACTGCCATTGTTGCTGAGAACGGTGGTGGCTCTATTGCTACACCAGCAACAGGTCGTATTCATGTAGGTGATATGGTACAGATGAAAGCTGTTCCAGCTAGAGGTTATGAGTTTGTATCTTGGTCACTGAATGGTGAAGAAATAAGCAAAGACGCAACAATAAACCTTGTTATGCCTGAGCCTTTGGAAGGAATTGATACAGCAGTATTTACGGCAACGTTCAAGTTGTCTGATGTTTCTTGGAGAACTGAAGTAGAGCCATCTGAAGCTTCTACGGCTGGTTGTGTTTCTTTCCCTGCTAGTGGAGTATCAGAAGCAAACACAGAAGCAAGCTTCATAGCTGTAGCAAAGGGTGGTTTCACGTTTGACCACTGGGAATTGAACGGAGAGTCTATTTCTACAAATGAGCTTTTAACTACTACAGTAACGCCATTATCTGATGATGAATCAGATAGAGTCTATAAGGCTGTCTTTATTTCTGAGTAAGGAGCACAGCAGTGGCAACAGAAGGTAACGAGAAAATAAACATCATTGAACTCTTAATGGGGATAAAGGCAGACGTTTCCTCTATTAAGACGGATATGGCTAACTTCAAAGAAGCTCAGAAAATAGAAAAAGATGTTATTATGAAGGAAATCTCTGATGTAAAAGCAGATTACAGAAGAGATATTGCTGACCTTGAAACAAATATTATGGCTAAGGTAAATAACATACAGAGTGTGCAAAATGTATTGGTTGGAGACGTTGATACATTAAAGCATGCAGAAGAAAAGAAAGACGCTAAACGTTACAGAACGATGTTAGCGTTTATGTTCACAGCACTTGGAGGTATGGCTTTAGGTAAGCTTCCTGATTTCATATCTTTTTTAATAAAAGTAAAAGGACAATAAAATGGACGAAAAGAAAAAGAACTGGTTCACTTCTCTGTTCACTGACGGTGAATGGGATACGGACATAACAAAAGTTATTGGATTTGGCATTGTTGTTGCTGGTCTTGTCGGATTCTTCATTGGTAAATCTGACTTCCAATGGATAATTGCTTTTGGCTCAGGACTTATTGCTACAGGGAAGTTCTCAAAAGAAGGGTAACTATGTATGAAAAAATTAAAACAATCTTTACCATTATTTTTGCTTTTATCTCTGTTCTTCTTTTTTCCATTCTGCTCTTTATGCTACGGAGAAGTGGTTCTGACAGACGAAGAAGCTCAGCAGATGATGAGCGAAATAACAGAATCAAAGAAGGACTTACAAATTGTGAAGGAAGAATTGGAAGCTGTGAAGAGCACTTACGAAGAGCAGAAGACATCTTACGAAACGCAATTAACAGAAGCAGAAAATGATAAAAATAAACTTAAAACTGTTGCTATTGCTTCAAGTAGCAGTTCTATAATTCTTTTCGTACTAACAATAGTTCTTATAATCTTATAATAAAAATGGAGCTTTAAGCTCCATTTTTTATTTCTTCCTGTTTAATTTTACATCTGAAAGAACAATGAAAAAGAAAAACAGTGCTAAAGGTATTGCTACCAAAAGGTACACCAGCCAAAACCTTGTTACAAGTTTATACGGAAGAGCTGTAACAAAGCTCACGATTGTACAAAAAACAGACAAAAGAGAGCCAGACAAAAGCAAACTAATCATGTAGCACTTAAGAAAAGTAATAAGGTATATTCCTACATAACCAAAAAACCGTATAGTTTTATTTACTGCACTCATATTAACCTCTCTTAAATGAAAGCATAAGAGACGCTTCAGCGTTATCTCTCATAGGATTATCTATATCTATGTAGACTACACCAGCTATTGTCTCCATTTTATATTTTTTGCAAGCTCTTGAATTGTAGAACTTGTTTCTCAACTGCTTGTAAACCATTCTTTCCTGCTGTTCAATTTCACCAAGCTTCTTTGAAAGAAGCTGGAAAGAAAGCCATTTATCATTAAGCAGTTCATCTTTTGTTACATTCACTGTAACTTTCTCAATGTTTGTTACTGTACGCATTTTAATACTCCTTACTAATAAATATACTATACTTAATTTATTTTGTCAACATACTTACTTTTTCTTTTTAACTCAGTAACTGCTACCAAAGAAAAAGGACAAACAATGTTTACAAAAATGGCTGAAAGTGTAGACATTATAAACTCTAGTACACCTCCTTCTATGCCTAAAAGTCTACCAAGAAAAGAAAATAAACTCTCTTTTTTATTTACTACTTTTCCAGTAATTTCTGGTGTTTCAGAAAGAACTTTCTGCTGAGCAGATAGGTTTTCCTGAAGTTCTCTCTGTAATGATTCAAGTTCCAATCTTACTGCCGTTGTTGCATAATCTCTTTCCTGACGGTACTCAATGTCCTTTTTCTTGAAAGCTATTGATTCTCGTAAATCTTTTTCTTTAGTACGAAGCAATTCAAGAGCCAGTTTATTTGAATCAATCTGCTTGTTTTCTTCTGCAATCTGTGTCTCAGTGAAGTTGAATCTGTCATAAAATACAGAAACTGTTGTAGCCATAGAGAACAGTGTTACCATACCCCAGAGCATAATGAAAACAAAAGTAAGACCGTATCTTTTCTTGCTTTTGAATATCACAGACACTTCAAACGCTGTAGCATTGTAAGTAGTTACAGAAGTACTCATAAGCCACGCTGAAAAAACATCAACGTAATCGTAAAGATATGTAGCAGTATGAAGTGTAGAAATATATCCGCTTATCAGAGAAGTAAATCCAAGAAGCGCTATAATGAACAAGAAAGAGAACCCTTGTTTTTCTTCTTGTTTGTCAGAGTAACTTTCGTTCCATCTGTCAGAGTCACTTCGTTCGTTACCTTCAGCCGTTTCATATCCCACTTCGGTGATTTGTTGCTGAATGCTACTGGCTGTCCGTCCAGAGTTATCCGGTAATTTTCCCTCAAATAATTGTCCAGATTTTTCTTCTGTCTTTTTATAGCACCTCTTTTTTCTAATAAGTCCTGTACTTTTTGCATAAGCGTAATCATAAAGCAAATCCTCCTTTTCTCTTCGTTCGTACTCAGCATTTATGTCAATGCCGTTTTTGTATTCTTCCAGAGTGAATAGAACTCCGTTAGAACAGAGAAACTTCTTCTGTTCAGGAAGATATACATAAGGCTTTCCTAAATGCTTTGAAATCTTCTCTTCAAGTGCCATATTTACTCCTTACAAAACTCTTCAAAATCTTTCTTAAACTTCTTTTTACCTTTTGTTTTAGATGTACAGATTAAAACATTCCAGTCTTTTTCTTTGTACTTATCAATCTCTTCTTTCCACTGTTCGCACAGGGCATTAGGAGCTATTATCAGGACTGGCTTTTCCTTTTCTTCAGCAATCTTTATTGTTGTCAGTGTTTTGCCTAAACCCATGTCAAATAACAGTCCGAAGAACTTACGATTTTTGTATTTTTCAAGTGCATACTTCTGATGATTCCATAACTTAATCATAATCAAAGTCTCCTTCAATCTCAACTTCTTCAGAAATCGTATAGCCACTGCTATCTTTAATTGAACGCTTTCTTGAAACTTTTCTAACTGCATTTCTTCTTGTCACAGCTTTCTTCTCGTATGCTTCCATAAGTTCCCTGTGTCTTATCTCAGCATTACACTCTGAAGCTTCCCAGTCCTCAGCTTCAGTCCAATCACTCATAGCCGACAAAAGTAGAATAACCACAATAATCAATACAATCATACTGACCTCCTTTAACTACACTAAGTATAATATACTAAGTGTAGTTTGTCAACTATCTACTTCTGAGTTTATTCAGAAGTTGCAGAGGTGTGTTTGCTTCTGCCTCACTCATGCTCTCACATAAGGTTTCATGGTCAAAGTAACCTTCCCAAAAATCAGTAACCCTATCTGGAAACTCCTTGCTGAGTGTGTCACAGGTGTTGCAAAGATACACATTGAAAAAACAATGGTCATCTGTTATGCCAGAATAAAAGTGTGCAGAAAACCCTTTTGGTATTTTCCTGTTACAAATCTGACAGTAATGCTTTTTCCTTGTCTTAACTTTCTTTTCAAATGACACCGATACCATATTATTCTCCATAATACTTAAATAATTCTACATCTGTAGTTCCCATATCCAAGAGTTCCTTGCCTTGTTTCAATGCTTCTGTAACTCTGTCCTCACAAGTTCCAGTACAGGTAAGGTCTATAATATACTTACTTCTTGTAATCTCACCTCTATAACAACGATTTTCGCTCTGTGCTCTCTGTTCAACAGAGTAGGAATTACAAAGGTAAATTGCGTAATCAGCTTCTTTAAGACCGTCAAGTCCATAAGCTCCAGAAGCCTGATTTACAAAAATAACCTGTGTCTTTCCTTCAGAAAAACTTTTATAACCTTCTTCACGGAGCTTCTTATCAATCTTACCGTCATAAATTGCTGTAGTGTACCCAAGTTCCCTTATACGCTTCTCAGCGTCATATAAAAGCCTTGTACGAGAGCACCATACTATAATCTGTTTATCTCCAATATCATCTATAACCTCTTCCAGAATATCAAGTTTAGGATTCTCTTTCAAAGGTTCAAGTATAACTTTGTGATGTCCGTTCTGGTCAACTTCTTCTGTTTCAATAGGTTCATAACCATTACAAATATCTTGAAACCTTAAATACAGCTTAAGACCGTTGTCTACGACTATTTTGTCTGTACAATGCTGATTCTGAAGCTGAAGATACAGAGACTTCTGTTCTTTTGTTAATGAAACATTATAAGTCTTATAAATCTTTGGTGGAAGGTCAGTAGAAGTTTTTCTGTCTACTTTCATACAAGTGTCTCCAATACGCTTCCACAATTCGTCCATGTTCTTAAAAGGAGTGTATTCAGGATTTTTCATAATGTGAATACAGTCGTCTCTTGATATTCCATAGAAACTGTAAACACCGTCAATAGCTCCATTCAATGCAATAGGGTCATTCTTATATTTCATAAGACGCTTTCTGATTGTCTCATAATCTTTCTGAGTAATAAGAATACGTGCTCCACGAACAGAAGGAAGAGTGCGTCTTATTGTGTAATGCTCAGCAAAAGCAAACATACTCTCTTGGAAAAAGTTAGGACAGAGAAAGTTCATCTGGTCATAAGCATTTACTGGAGACTTTGACATAAATGTTCCAGTAAGGATACAGCGTTCTCCGATTCTGTTGAGATTCAAAATTGCTTGTGTCCGCTTACTCTTCTTTGAATCTTTACAAGGATTATTTGTTTTTATTTTAGAGCTCTCGTCTAAAACAGTAAACACATTTCCTTTATTTGATATTATGTATTCACGAACTTCTTCTGGAACTTCACCTTTCTGGAAGCTTTCAAGGCTAACTATGAGACAACGCATATTTTCTCCTTATCTCTTCACAATCTTTTTCAAGCTGTTCTCTACAGCGTTCTTCTATCTGTTCTTCTGTCAGCTCTGGAACTTCACCATAGGCAATAATACGATTTGTTATAAAGTAATCGTACCACGCTCTTTCCAATTCTTTTGCTTTATCAGTCATTCAGATAATCTCCATAAGAATTGGATTCGCACAGCTCATAGGCGTCTCTTGAACTAAGATAATGCACTGGCTCACCATTCACAATAGCATTACAAGAATCACAACACATCTTGTTTTGGTAACAAATAGGACAATATTCATTGAATGTATGCTGTTCAGCTTCTTCAAGAAGTTCCTTAATATGTTCGTCTAAGCTTTTCATACATACACCTCTGCTCTATTATTTATAAAGTACTTTGCATTTTCATCTTTACTGCTCATTTCAGAAACATTGAATATCACTACCTGATTTGTTTTTGCTTTGTACGCAACAATCCATATATCAAGCTCTGGGTACTTTCTGTAAAAAGCAGGCTGTGTCGGCTGGAACTTAATCTTATCTGTCTTTGTGTATTTGAACTCAAAAAAATGAGTTTTTCCATCATTTGTTATACACATAACGTCAGGAAAGCCTTTCACAGTTTCCTCAGTTTCAATACAAAAGACATATCTGTACATAGGCTTCAGAACTTTATTTACGTATAACATCTTAAACTCTTGTTCTGTCTTTGTTTTAGAAAATGTTTTTTCAGCGACCATATTTGTTTAATCCTTTCCTTGTTAATTTTCCTGTACGTAATAAATTACCTGTTTTCATACAGAAATAATCTTCTCTCACAATATAAATATGATTAAAAAGTATTTTTGCCCAACATACCCTAGCAATATCTCCTTCTGTATCAAATCCTATATGCGCTTGGCAAAAATAAAGTAATATCCATTTCCATAAAGGAATTGGTTTAATCTTATGCTCATCAAAAAGTTTTACTTCACTCATTTTCAGCACCTGTCCTGTCTCTGTTACTTTATATTTGCTTACATCAATTAGCTTTAAGTCTTCTTTAGTCATTTCTCTGCCTCCTTATCTTAAAAGCTCATCAAGTATCTCAGGCGTAATGCCATTAGCATACTTCTTTTTCAACTCCTCAATCTTCTCAGGAGTATTCCTGTAGTTCATTCCGCTATATCTTTCTCCTGCTCTTCCTTTACATATTGGAGCATTAAAAGGAATGCCATGCTTTTTCCTATAAAAATAAGTTGGTCTTGCTAGACCGTAATCTTTCCAAGGTTCTTTCATATCAAGCCTGCTTCAAGAATTGTTCTGCTTCGTTCATTCTTCTTACTATAGCAAGTTCATTCTTTCCTAGCTGGTAGACATACAAAAGATTGCATATTTGCTCCTTTGCTTTGTAGAGTTTATTTTTCAGTTCTGCATTTTCTTTTTCAAGCAAACTTATCTTAATGCACTCTCCTTCCTCATAAGTACATTTTGAGTGACCGTCTTTAAGTAAGCTGTAGCTACAATCAATACAATTCATTTCTCTACCTCCTTACATTATTATATTACACCTAGTTTAATATAATGTCAATAAAAATCGTGCACAAAATGCACGATTTTTATTATTTTTTAATAATTTTCTTTTCTTTTTTCTTAAGTTCATCTGAAGCAAGCTCAATATCAGAAAAAGCTTTCTGCCATTCTGCATATTCTTTTTCTGATATGGGTATGCCACTGTACTTACTCTTCTGTTCGTTCATGTTTCCTCTCATCAATTTTATCAAACAAGTTAAGCAGTAATGAGCCCACTGACATAAACAACAGGAATAGGAAAAATACTACACAAATAATTATTCCTAAAAACTGCATAGAAGTATCCTCACCTATTGTCACCAGAACCATGAATGACACCTCGCTCTTTTCTGGAAGCAAGTTTATCTAAGTTTTTCTGAGCTACATCAGAAAGAGACACGTCAAGAGTTGTACAGAGTTCAGCAACAAACCAAAGAACATCGCCAAGTTCCTTGATGATTTCTTGCTTTCGCTCTTCGTCAATTACTCCAGCATTGTCTCTCACAGCTTTAGCATATTTACCTGCCACTTCTCCAGCTTCTTCAGCAAGACCAAGAGCAGGGTAGATATAGTTTATTCTATTCTCGTAACTTCCTTTAAGGTCTACAATGTTACCTTTTGGGTAACTTGCTGTTTCATGTGCTTTTTTCTGGTAATCATTTAACTGTAAAGTCATTTTATTCCTCCTTAGTCCTTAAACTTTGCAATATCTTCTTTTGTTACTCCCATGCTTATAAGCAGTAGAGTACAGTATCCAATAATGTCAGCCACATCGTTTACACGTGGCTTCTCTTCTGTGTTTGACATAATACGACCAATCTTATCATCAAGGCGTATTAAGATAGAGTTTGTGCTGTCTCCCTTGTAAAAAATCTTTTTAGGATTTATTGCACTGTCTCCGTATTTCTGATTCTTATACAGAAGAAGTTCTTTCATAGCTTCCAAGATTTCTTGAATCTTTTGCTGTGTTGGTGGCAGTTCTCTACTCTTTGGTACTCTTATCCACTCATCTTGTGCCTTCCCTGTAGGAGAAGTCCACTCAGTACCATCTTTCATAAGACAGTGGAATAAATGTTCTTTTTCGTCAAACCAACAACCCTCAACATTGAGTTGTTCATTTATTTTTTCCATATCATCAAGCTTAAAATCTGCTTTTTTATTAGCCATTTTTCTTTTCCTCCTCTTTTTCAAACAGATAGACTTCCAATACAAGACTCAATGCTTTTTCTCCGTCTCTACTGCAATTTACACGAACTCCTGTATCAGCTGTCAAAGCCATACCGTTCTGCTTCAGACTTTCATTAAGAGCTCTCAGTCTGTCTCCAACCTCACTAAGAGGTGCACCAACTAAAGTGTTTCTAAGCATTTTTCTTTTCCTCCAATTCATCTAAGAATATCAATTCCTGAGCATAAGGTAAACTTCTTGCCCAGTCAATAAATGTTTTTGACCATTCCGTAAGTTTATGAAATCGCCTTTGTCCTTTACTGCACATAGCAAGAAGATTTTCATAGTTCAAGGTAACTGTTCTTTTTTGCAACCAGCTTTCTGGAAGGTCTTCAATCAAAGCTTTCCAAAGCTCTCGTTTTACATCTTTATTGTCAATATTATTGTACTCCTTACGTAAACGTTCAAGGTAGTCAATATCAGACAGACGGTGCTTTCTAATTACCTCTGACATAGGGTTAATTCTGTCTGTAAGCTTTTCGTGCTCAAAACAATTTTCTGTAATAGGTGTATCAGCCAATTTGTGCATTGTGGAGCAGGAATTGCTCACTGTACCAACTTTGTATGTATCGAACTCTTTCCACCAATAAAGTGGAGCAGTTATATCAACAGAAACAAAAATCTGTCTCATAAACTTTCTATGCTCTGAACCTGCTTTTATCAGGGTTTGGGCGAGTTTCAAGTCATTTTCACCAATAATAAATACATCACTCTTTTCATCAAGTTCATTTTCTTTTTGACAATCATTTGATGAATACTGATGACCGTCAATAAAAAACGGACATTTTCTACAATCACCCATTCCTTCATGACAGTTAAAACTATCTGATTTACCCCAACTATTCATTGGGTTACGCATACCACGTAGTGCTCCAGCAAAATTAAAAACTTCTGTGTTCTCAAATTTCATTTATCCTTTCCTCCTTAGTTTTAAGTTGTTTTATTACATTATTTATTATGTTACTGGAGCTTTCTATTTTATCTCCAAGTCCATTGTACATAAGTATATCAAGATTCTTGCACGTTTCCGCTTCAGGAATATTACCCTCTGTCCTGTCTCCTCCATTACAAAAAATAATGTTGCTGTCACGATACTTTTCACGTATAACCTTTAGCGTTTCTTTCACTGTCATATCATTATCAACAGCTAACATTGCTTCATCAACATACTTTATACTAGACATAATGTCCAGCCTAGTTTTTTCATCTAAACAAAAATATCCTTTTTTCTTAATCAAAAAATCATCTTTGTTTACTATAGCTATAAGTTCCCCTCTACAGCCATCAAGAGCAATAAGTTCTCTTGCTTCTCTTAAGTAACACAAATGACCTTTATGCAAAGGGTCAAATCCACCTGATACAACAACTATAGCCATAATCTCTCCTTTACCTGTCTACTCCTCCGAGTTTATCAGCCCACCTCTCCCAAGGCTGTGCATAATAATCAAATGGTTTAATTCTCCATATAATATTGCCTATAAAAGAAGGTAATCCTATTATGATAAGGTACAGCCAGCCTAAGTATAAGCTTTGCTTCTGGTGTCCTTTTTCATGT